TAATCAGCCAGCTTTGGCATCGTTACCGACTCGTCTTCAAGACGTGCAGTTGGAAACTGTCCTGATGTGATCTTGTCTGCTGAAATTCCTGGAATCTGACCAGGAACCAAAATCGATTCACCTGCAGAGACGTGACCATATTCATCAACATCTACAGAGACATAAGTCCCAGCTGAAACAGACGAGGTTGAATGGGTGATGCTGCCGCTGCCATCAACTTGAAGGGGGTTTGCGTCTTGCGTAGGAACGCGAACGCCGCCAATCGTTGTATTGGTGGCAACAGGCAAGTCCGTAGCTGTAAGCGCTACAGCGTTTGTAATGTGCCCGTGTTCGTCGTAGCTGATGCCGCTAACGCGGCCCTGAGAGATCAGAGTTAAATGATCAATCTCTCCTGTATTACTGACTGTTAAACCGCTGTTGGTGGGGACCGAGATAACGCCAACAGTGCTTGTGGTGGCTATCGGCAAGTCTTCTGGAGGAACTTGGCTAAAGCCGACGACATGCCCGTGAGAATCCCAGGTGATGCCAGCTTGTGAACCAGCGTCGATGTCGTTGACGTGGCGAACGACGCCATCCAGCTCAAGCCCGCCACCAAAAGCACTGTCGGCAAACTTATCCGCCGTAACGCTGCCCGTATTTAACTTGGAGCCAGACACGCTGTTGACCTTTGCGTCGGTAACAGCTGCGTTAACTAGCTTGTCCGTTGTAATACTGCCGTCGTTTATTTTTGCCTCATTTACTGCATCGTCAGCTATTTGATTTGTATCGATAGCCCCGTTAACTAGGATTGATCCAGGAAGGTCGTCAGCTAGTTTTGCAGCTGTGACGCTTTTGCTTTTTAACTTATCCGTAGAAACGCTATTGCTTGCAAGCTTAGGTTCGGTGACGCTTGCATTGTTCAGTGTACTTGTAGTGACTTGAAGTAAGCCAATGTGCCTTGTAAGGATCGCTTCTGAGTCGATTTTATTTGATGTAACAGCATTGCTCTGAATGGCTGCAGTATCGACAGAATTGTTTGCCAGCTCTTCTGCGCCAACCGCGTTTGGTCCTATTTCTGCACTTGAAATTGAATTGTTATCAATAATTGAACCATCGATGTCATTTTCATTTAAGGTCATTTTGACCCTAGTTACAGCTCCATTTTTCAAGGAGTTAGTGCCCAATCCTTCGGTTACAATGTGCTGATCACCGATTTGCGAATTAGCAATTTTGCTTGCTGTAACTGCATCGCTAGCGATAGCATTTGTGTCCACAGCATTATTGGCTAGCTCTGAAGCACCGACCGCGTTTGGTCCTATCTCTGTACTTGTAATTGAGTTTCCAACGATAACTGAGCCATCAATTTCATTCGCCTTTAGGGTCATCTTATCTCTGGTTACTGCTCCATCTTTTATGGAGCCAGTGCCCAATCCGCCGTCCACAATGTGCTCATCGCCGATCTGTGAATCAGCAATTTTGCCTGCGGTCACTGCATCACTAGCAATCGCGTTTGTGTCTACGGCACCGCTAGCCAGCTCTGAAGCGCCAACCGCGTTTGGTCCTATTTCTGCACTTGTAATCGAGTCGTTACTAATAACAGAACCATCAATGTCATTATCTTTTAGGGTCATTTTGGTGATAGTCACCGCCCCATCTTTTATGGAGTTAGTGCCCAATCCTTCGGTTACAATGTGCGCATCTCCAATTTGAGAATTAGCAATCTTACTTGCAATAACTGCATCGTTCTGAATGGCGCTTGTGTCTACAGCATTGTTAGCTAGCTCTGAAGCCCCAACCGCACCCGGTCCTATTTCCGCGCTCGTGATTGAGTTCCCAGCAATAACGGAACCATTGATTTCATTTTCTTTCAGAGTCATTTTGACTCTGGTTATTGCTCCGTCTTTGATAGAATCAGTGTCCAATCCATCGTCAATAATATGCTGGTCGCCGATTTGATCGTTAGCGATTTTATTTGCCGTGACTGCGGCCGTCTGGATTGCTGCAGTGTCCACAGCGTTATCAGCCAGCTCACTTGAACCAACTGCATTTGGTCCTATCTCCGCGCTACCAATAGTGTTGTTGTTAATAACAGACCCATCAATATCATTTGCATTAAGGGTCATCTTGACCCGCGTAATTGCACCATCAGCTATGGAATTAGTGCCTAAGCCTGTTCCGATAATGTGCTCATCACCAATCTGATCGTTAGCGATCTTTGCTGCCGTCACGGCGTCTGCCTTTATGGCTGCCGCGTCTACAGCGTTATTAGCCAGTTCACTTGCGCCAATTGCATTTGGAGCAATTTCTGTTGCGGTCAAGCTATTTGCAACGATCTTGACAGCCGCAACTGATCGATCCTTTAGTGCCGCGCCGCTGATCTTCCCAGTGTTTGCCGTGTCCCAATCAATCTTGCCCGGGTCAACCGAACCGTCTGGTAAGTCTTCAAGCGCTCCGCCTACAAGCCCTGTCGCAGAGATTTTCTTGGTCTCAGACGCTGAAATATCAACAATCGCTAGGACGTCATCTTCCTCCAGCAGCGACGCTGGCAGCTCGATCAGCCTGGAAATCTCGGTATCAGGCATTGGCCAAGACGAACAGCTTTAAAGCCAGTTTACTTAGCCCAGAGGAGAGACAAAAATGCCGCTGCCGTCTTCCTGCAGAAGCTTGGCTGGCTCCTCTGTAAGCAGGTAACTTGGTGGTTCGCCAATTAGAAGCTTGAACGGACCAGTGGTGACAAAGTCGATAGACGACTCGATGACCTCTGCAGCTGCAACCGTGACCGTGACGTTCGTCACGATGCAGTCCGCCTCATACCAAACAGAGTTTCTGTCAGCTCTCGCGTCGGGTTCACTGGCAGCCGCGTAAACATAAAACCGCCCAAAGAAGTCAGCGCCCTGAACGAGACGGATGCAAAGCTGCGCAAGGTAAACAGGCAACTCAGCGCCACTGCACCCGCTTGGGTCGCAAAGCTCATGAGCATGGTCCCAAAGGCAGTCAAGCCGCCCTTGTCCTGTGATCAGCCCTGACTCAAAGCGCTGGCGGAATTCACTTGTTAAAACCGTTGTGTCGACAGTTTCACGTTCAGTTGTAAATTCATACGATCTAATCCGAGCAAGAGACGAGTATCTTGTCCCCCGAGTTTGGATGTAAATCTTTTGATCAGTGCTTGGATTTTTTAGCTCAATTGCTTTGCTGGCTTCGCCTGCGATTGCATCATTGAAACGATCATATAAACGAATCCCGCCCATGATGTCGATAAAAATATAACCGCGCCAATCGCGCCTTTTATGACCAACAATGAAATCCAGCTTGCCCTTAGGGACAAGGACAATATCAACTTGATCACCTGAAATCAATTCGCCACGGATGTCCTCAGGAAAACTAAAGCGCCTGCGTTCAGGGTTTACGTCAGCGACACCGACGGTGGCCTGAATACCGGTGGCAGCCGTGCGTTTTAGCTCAACCAGACCGCTGTCTCCTAGGTAGACAGTCATTCAATCAAAGGTTCCAAACGTCAGGAGCGCCGTGCCCAGTCCATGCAATATCAGCGCTAACAACTTCACCGACAGAACAAGTCATGTTGAAGGCGGTGATGACAGCAAACATTTCGATAATCCTGCTGTTTCCTGACCCGCCTCGATTGTCGAGCTTAAGTTGTAGTTTGACGGTTTCTGGCTTGTTTGCTGTATTTCCAAACTCTGCATTTGTGTAACCACTATTTCCCGCCTTGAAAGTGTCCCTTGTAATGTTTTCAATGTCAGTAACGCTATTAGTTCCAGTGTTGTAATAAAGCAAGGTGGCGGTTCCAGAGTAACTTCTAAGCCCCGGCAAAATTGTTTTATCTAAATCCATCAGACACGTTGTATCAACAGTGTCGGTCGTTGCGCTCACGGTCCAGTCACGCATCCGCCCGATTTCACGATACGAGCTTGCATCGGCGTCCTTGATGCTTAGCTTGCCGTTACGGCCTGAAAAATAAGACATGATGCGGGCAGTAATAACGCCATTCTAAGCGCCGTATAAATAACCAATGAAGGAGCACGTCACCGTGCTGAGCCCTGGGTAAACGCTGGTGACCTCAGGCGGTCCGTTGTAGCGATACTTCAGCAGCTCCCGCCCTGTCTCCATTTTGCTTTGCAGCTTTGCGCCCATCCCCCCTAAGCCCCGTGTGTCGCCGAACAGGACGTTGTCATCACCGCTCATGCTGTTGTAGTGAGTCAGGATGTCAGCAGCTTCTGCGTCAGTAATGTTGGCAAAGGTCAGCGTAAGCTCTGCATTGACAAAGGCGCCGCCAAACTGGACAAAGCTCACGGCACCGTTCTGGCCAGTAAAGACCGTCTCAGGGATACGTCCTGGCTTATAGCTTCGTGCTGTTGGCGTTAGCTGAGGGAATTGCGTGGAAGCCATTAAGCCACTTCCTCAATGAAGTCGTTGTTACTCCAGTCTAAGATTGCAAAAGTGCCTGCAGACGTCAGAGGAGCATGGCTGCCTGATACCGATACCAAGCCATCATCTGAATAACTCAAGGTCTCAACCTTGTAGACCCGGCTGCTTTCTGATTCCTGCACTTTTGCCCAAAGCGTTCCAAACAAGTATCTTTGCGTCGTCTTTTTCCCTGCAAAAGTCAGATTCCCTGTTTGGGTTGTCGTGCTGCCAGGCTTCCAGTAAACGACTTGGAATGAGGAATTATTCACATTTTCGCTTGAAATCACGTCACCCCCATCCGTAACTGAACCGCTTTGGAAGCGGTCGGTGTGAGTCACCTTGCTAGCGACCTTGAAGTATTGACCCGGTTCAAGGTTCATTGCTGACTGCGGCGTGGTCTCAAAGGTGATGCCATGGTCAACTTTCTCCCGCAGCTTTAAGGCAATGCGGCCAAACCAGCGAGCCTGCTCTTCGCTAGTGCAGAACTGAGTCATATCAAATTCTTCGATAGGGTCGCTGTCATGGTTTCCACCAGGCAGGCGAATCGTCATGGTTCGCGTTTCGGCAAAGCTATTAGGCTTTTCCTGCCTGTAAAGCATCACCGCTTTAAATGGTTGACGCTCTTCAGGTGAAAGGAAAGTCACTTTCATGTTCCGCATATTTGTGTCGGTAAACAATGCGCGTATGTTGGGCTTGCCCTTTTTATTGATTTTCCAAAACGAGTCGTATGGCACCGAAGGAATCAAAGAAAATTTTCCGCCTTTAATTGTAAAATCACAAAGAATAAAGCCAGCATTTGCAAAGATGAATTCACGCAGGTTTAGGTTGTCAGCAATGACCCCATCCCAAAAAAAGTTATTTCTTCCGCAAAACATTGCGGCTCTAGCCATTGCTTCTCTGTCGCAGGATGCCGCTCCAATGAGCTTGCCTGCGCCAATTCGCTCATCAGTCAGCAATGCATAGGCAATCTCAGGAAACAGGTTAGTTGGGCCCTTGGAGCCGCGTCCGTCACCTGTTAACAAGTGCTCAACTTGAATACCCTTAGAAATCCATGCCGAGAGGTTATTGAAGCTTGTCCACTCCTTGGAGTTGGTGATCTTGATGCCACACAAAGCCAGATCGTTGTATTTTGGAGGGTTGCTTGCGTTTTGCTCAATAATCTCATTGCAAAACACCACGTTATGCTCAGGGCCTCCAGCATGACTGCTGTTGTCAGTTGAATTGATGAAGTAATCGCAGATGGCATTTAAAGGGGAATGATTCCTGCCTTTTTCAACCATGTTGTTGTAACCTGCATCCCAGTCTTCGTCGTCAAGTCCGTAATCAATTCCCGTGACTTTTGTGACTTTTGAGCCCGCCTTGCCTTCAAAGTTAATTTTTACGGGTTCACCCACTTCGTAATTCTTGCCTGGGTTTCTTAGCTTCCATGTAGCAGCTCCGCTTTTGTACTCGGTAACCCTCACTGTGGCATCCTTGCCGCCGCCTTTCTCTTTCTGTGAAACCAACGCAGTTGTGTAAGTTTCTTTGGGTTCGGTTTCGGTGATTACGTTATATCTAATGATACTATATTCCCCAGGAACTTCAGCCCGAAGTTTTTGTCTTTCAATTTCATACGTCTCAGGAATAATGTCGATAAACTGATAAGTTAAATCCCACTCTTCGTACTGCATTCCTGTGACTTTTTCAGTGAGTACTTTGTAGCAAGGAAACTTACCACCTTCAATTCTCCCAACCATTGGCGGACTGCTTTCATTTGTGCCAGTAGCGCTATACCAAATATTGCCGGGCCCTCTAATGTTCATTTTGTTGCCGTTCCATTCAACCGCCGGACCTTGATAAAGCTTTTCGCCGGCAACAAATAGCTTCAACAAAGGAACATCTTTCGTTTGATTGGGGTTATTTGGATTGCGAATTTGAACTGTGTTTTGATAGACCGCACCATCTGTCACGCAATCTGCAACGTTTGCGTCCTTGTCAGGATCACAATCACGAGACCTTCCAAGACTTTCTCTGGTTTCAGGCCTATATTCTTGCCTCACAGTATCAGCCTTGTAGCGAGGATCCTTCCCGCGTATGCCACCAGAAGTGCTAACGCCTTTCATGTATAAGTAACGACTTCCGCTTCTTCCAAGGAGACTATTATTTTTGAAAAACTCATACCAACCATCTTTAAATCTTACGCCTGTTTGGGGTCTTTTATTGACACCATCGGGCTTGTAGACGTTTTGGTAGCTTTCATCATCAGTATATTTCCAGCCCTCGCTTGATCTTTTAATTAGATTGCCATTGTCGTTTTCATCTTGTGCAACTCTGTACCTGACAGTTTTGCCCCTTTCCTTCCACGTTTTAGTAAGGTGGTTCTGGCGATGAATTTCCGAGTTGTTCCACATCCATCGGTAAGTGTTTGTGCCTGGAATTTTGTAAACACAAGTCACCATTCCGTTATTGCTTTTTTCTCCCTGATAAATGTCAACGACGTAAACAGATGTCTCAGGATTAAAAACCCACTTCTCTGGACTGTATTCCACTTCTTGTCTGCCGCGTTCGTATATTCCAATTGCATTATCATCTTCAACGATTCGGATCCTTTCGCCTTCAGGGGTGATAGGACCTTTTTGCACGTGAGCCCAAATATATTGATACTGCCTAACGCCTTGATTGTTTTTGGTAACTCTAACTAGATGGCTACCAGGAACTTTGTATCTCTCGGACTCTTTGTCAAGAATTTCATTTGTTTTTGGATCTTTGCCATTACTGTAATCATTGATTGCAGTAATTGGCCCATTTCTTTTGTAGTCTTTTAACTCGGCTTCGTTAAGTATCCATTCAGGATTGCTTGCATCGTCGCGAGTAATTACTTTGGTGACTCCTGTATAACGGACACGATAGTCGGATCTAGCTATAGTTTCGCTGCTGGCCTTATACAGTTCAGTGCCAGTCAGCAGTCTGACTGTGATGCTTCCTGCGCTGCTTGATAACGCTTTGTAAAACTTTGCGCCAGGGACGGGGACAATTTTGAATTCTTGCGCAGTTGGTCTGACTGAGGGGTGGTCAATATAAATAGTGTTGTACTGAGCAATAGGTGAAGTGCCGCGCACTGCAAACGGTGTGCTACCTGTAATGTCAATCCAACTAGTGGCGCCCACCTCGCGGGCATACAACGTGAAAAAGCTATAGCGCTTTGTGTATTTGGTGATTTGTCCAACACTGATCTGCCCGCCGTCGTGCTCATATTCCTCAATAGTGTCTTTTGTTGGAAAGGCATTGAAATTTATAGATCCGGTGATCTGACGCCAAACCTCTGATTTAATCCCAATCTCTGTGGCATTGCAGGGGCGATTGTTTGAAAGGCTGGCAATTGAAACTTGCTGGATCGTTTCGCGTTCCCAAGGGTTTGCCCCGCCTTTATCTCCATCAGTGTCGCCTAAAGTTCCATTGTTGGCATTGGAAAATTCAACATCGCCACCATTGTCAAGGCGGAGTGTGTATCTGAATTGCTCGTTGGATTCTGGCGCCCACACTCCGCTCTGAGAACGCCAAACAACACGCCCCAAATGAGTGCCAACCATGAAGTCCTGATTAGGCTGCAATCTTTCATCCGCTGCTGTACGTCGCTCATTCATGATCGACGCAACGTCACTCAAGCCCCACGGGCGCAAATCATCAGGGTCAATGGCTGACCCACCAGGCCTAAAATCAGGGCCATTATCAATGGCATATGTATAGTCTGACCCCCTCCTAGAAATTATTCCGCAATAGCTGGCATAAGGGCGACCAAGCTTTTCGCGCTTAGCGCGGCTGTCTTCTTTTGCTTGGCTACCAGTGCCATCAACCACCATCACCAGCTCAAACGGAAGGTAAAACCGATGGCCATTGGCAATTGGGTTATGGCAACCAAACTGCGTTTTAGTTGACGGAGTGCGCGTGCCCGAAAAGAACGGTTCAAAAGTTTTGCTCTTGCCAGAGTAAACACTAAAAGCATCAGCCGTGTCTCTGACTATTAACTTTGTTTCGTCGTAATCGTCGTTCTTGCCAATACGATGACCTGTTCCTTTTTTTGCGCTATCACGAAAATACAGTTTGAACTTTGCATAATCGAAATCCCTTAACAGCAAATCACCAATAGCAAAGCCATTGATGTCAGGCTTTGCCCCTAACTGGCCCATCCCAAAGGTCAGCAGGGCGTGAAGGATTTGATTGTTGCCACTGCTCAGCATTTGAGACAAGAGCAAGTCAGTCTCTACGCGAATACCGCCGTATTCGCTCCCATCAGGCTGCTTTTGGTGGTCAGCAAAAATCAGTGGAATAGTCTCGCCCAGGCTAGCTAGCTGCTGAACGCTGTCGAAATTATTGCTTTTGGAATATCGCGTGCGGCCACGGGAGCCAGCAATATCAAGACGACGCTGCTGCTTTTGCTCTTGTGCTTTTGGCTTGGGTGCCAAGAGCATGCCGATTGCCGTTAGCGCAATGCCAATGACAAGGTTGATTAGGATTGGGGCAACTGGAGCATTCCTGATGTCAGGTATGTGGTCATACTCTTTTCCCCGTTCTTTCAGCGTCTCTTGCGCTGCAAAAATAAATTCCCAATACTCATCAGGCGTAATGCCTAGCGATTCACAAAGATCTAATTCATAGGGCAATAAAATGCGACGACCGGAAGGACGTCTGTGGGGGACCATCTCACCACCGACTCGTAGAAGTGGATCCATCCGCCCTCAAAGTAACTAGCCATGCCCAATCCAAAATCGGATTGACAGAGGGCAACTGTCACAAGTTTAGGTGCATCTACAGCAACACCCCAGCGTTCAAGCTCCTCCTGGAACACGCTGGTATCGCCCCGTCTTAAGCGCCGATACCAAGCCCGCTGAGCCGGTGGGGTTTCAATCCCTTGGTATTGCAAAACGGCTTTTGCCAACGACAAGCAATCAGCAGCACCATGCTTTTCAGGGCTAGCTCCCAACCTGTATTTCATGCCAATCAGGTTGTAAGGATGGATCACTGCGATTGGATGTTGGCTGTCACTGGCAAGCTGCCAACTAGATCACGGGTCAGGACTCGGGTCGGAGCATTAGCGCCAACGGCATCAATACCGCTACTAAGGATGATTTCCATGACTTGATTGTCGTAGCTCAGTGAGGCTGCAATCCAATCCTCAATCGTGAGCACCCGTGAAACAGTGCCGTTATCCCTTAACACCGCTGAATAAACGCGGACATGCCAGCGGTTGTTTACGGCTTCAGCTGCAATGCCGCTGCTGATCTCATTAACTGAAACCATCATCTGCGCTTCTAGGTTGTCGCCGGTCCTGTTCTTCGCTGCGCCTTGGTAGACAAAACTCAAATAGCTGTAGGTAATCCCTTGGTATTCCAGCGTTGTGCCCGGCATTGAATTGTGATACCTGCCTTTATTCCGTTCGCTGCCACCGCTCATGGCATACATCTGTACGAAGTTGGCAAGACGGATGTAGCTCATGACATACCGATTTTTGCGCGTTGGCTACGGCTGTTGCGCAGCGTCTGCATTGATCTTGTATATCCGCCTTCCATGCCACGTTTCGCCCCGTCATCAGCGGCGCGACGGGACATTGCCATGGCTTGTTCAGCGGTGACGTATTCAACGTTGTTGATGATCCGCGATTCAAATTTGATCGTGCTTGTACCACCGCCAGTGCTTCGGTTGTTACCGCCTCTATATCGACTCATTGATGTGCGGGCATCTCCGCCGTCGCTAAGGCTATTGCTATCGCTATTGCTATTGCTGTATCGGCCCATGGGAGACCGATGGTCAATGATCGTCTCATCAGGATGGATCATTGCCATGTAGCCCCCTTGGCCATCAAGGCCACCAGAGCGAGGCGTATTGCCTGTATAGCCACCACCGGCAAACGACTTTGCAAGTGCTGGCACATTCAATTGTTTTGCGATGTTTTCAACGTCAGGAGCTTGCTTGTTCAGCCTGCCATTGGCTGGTGCATAGTCAATGACTGTCTTTTCAATACCAGAAGCTTCCTTGTTCAGGCTGACATTAGATCGCGCATAGTCAATAACTGTCTTTTTGCTATTAGGTTGTGCATAATCAATAACTATCTTTTCATTGTTTGGGGCTTGCTTGTTTGAGCTGATACTAGGGCGTGCATGGTCAACAGCTTTTTGTTTACTGTCAGATTGCGCATAGTCAATAACTGTCTTTTCAATGTTTGGAGCTTGCTTACTAAGGCTGCTATTAGATCGAGCATGGTCAATGACTGTCTCTTGTGGGTGGAGCATTGCCATGAAGCCACCTTCTCCATCAAGGCCACCAACACGCGGCGCATCGCCGGTGTAACCACCGCCAGAAAATGTGGAAAACGGAGTATCAAAAATGCTGCCACCAGTAAACAGCTGAGGTGCGCTTTGACCGTAACCACCACCTCCAGAAAATCCACCACCAGCACCAGCAGCGCCTGAAGCACCGCCACCAAAGATCCCAAGCACTTTCAGCACCATTGCTTTAGCGATCATCTGGGTAGCCATATCAATAAATGCCTTGCCAATGTTCTTGAACATTTGACTGAAGGCTGCGGACGCCGTCTGAGTGCCATCAATAAGCCCTGAGATTGCATTGCTCATTGCTGAGCCAATCTCGCTCTCAACCGTTTGAGCCAAACTTACAATCATCCCCCCGGTATCTTCCAGATCGGCCCTTAGCTTGTCCATGTACTGCTCAACTTTGCCTTTCTGCGGTTCGTTATCAATTCGAGCTTTGCGGTCTTTCCCTGATTGCTGAATTTCGCCCTTAAGCCCTTGAGCTGCTGCTAGCTGGCGCTCAAGCTCATCAGCTGTGACGCCAGCGGCATTAGCTAGCGCGATCTGGTTTTCCAGTCGCAAGATGTCAATATCAAGCCCCTCAGTCAGCTTGTTGACTTGCTGGTCGATAGACGCATATTGATTAGCCAAAGACGGCTCAATCCCGTCGGCCATGTATTGCTGCTTCAACGCCAGCAGTTCAGCTTCTTCCCTGCCTGACTTGACGAACTCTTTAGCAGCAGCCATAGAGGCTTCTGTAGAAGCCAGGACGGCCTCGCTTGACTGCAGCCGAGCTTTGTCAGCCGCTGCCGCAAGTAGCTGTTCCTGCTGGCCTGCAGCAGCAGTTTCAACAATCTGTTTCTCCAGATCAGCCTGATCAAACTTGATCTGAAGCAATTGCTTCTCCAGAGCATCCTTTGTTTGTAAGAGCTGAATTTCACGCTCAAGCTGTTGGATCAGCTTTGCGCCTTCTGCTTGTTTGTCGGGGCCCTTGCTGCCACCGCCACCACCGCCACCACCGCCGCCGCTCCTACCACCACCTGTAGGGGCAGGAGGGGTTACTGAATCCAATAAAGCCTTGGCTTTTGCTTCAGCTTCTTTTATGTCGCTAACAGTTGCAGGAGGATTTATTGCTCGACCAGATTTGGCATCATATCGAATTCCACTGACTTCGTAAGTTTCTGCATTTCCTTTTCCATCAAAAGTCCAGCCTTCTCGTTCAAGCTTGAGCTTGATGTAATAAGTTCCTTCCATGCTCTTTAAGTCAGCTTCCAGCTGCCTAATTTCTTTTTGCAATTGCACGGCTTGGCGACCAGTGGCTTTAATCTCACCGCCCGTTCCCTGAAGCTTGTTTTTTGCCTCAACTAGCTCATTTTTAACACTTTCAATTGCTGTCCTAAATTCCTGTTGGCTTCCCTCGCCCTCGTTTACCAGCCTGTTGTATTGCTGTTGAGCCTTGACGTTTTCGTAAACGGCATATCCAACAGCAGCAACGCCAGCAGCAAGAGCTAGCCACGGAGCTACCGCCAGAACGCCAGCAGCAGCAATCTTTATCCCGATAAGTCCTGCTTTAATAACACCCAAGCCGCCAGCAAAGACCGTTGCCGCACCACCTGCTGCCACAAAGGCGGCCTTGATTAAACCAAGCGTTGCGACTATTCCCGCAATTGATCCAGCCACTGCCACTAAGCCAGCCACCGCTAGAAGCGCCTGACGTACTGGTGCCGGTAATCCTGCAAATGCCTCAACAAGTGCCCTAGCCGCTTTTGCTGCTGCAAGTAGGACTGGCGCTATCTCTGTGAATATCTGTTCCTGTAGCCCCTTGATCTCATTGTTTAATCGTTGCGACAGATCTGCATAAGACCCTGATAGCTCCTTTACGGCTTGCGCTGTTGCGCCTGCAGAGTTTTTCTGTTTTTCAATCAGCTCTTCAAAACGCTCAAGATTGCCGAGCAGTGGAAAGATTGCCTGACCCGCTTCCGTTCCAAGTAACTTTGTTAAGTCAACTTTGTCGGTAACTTTTGTCAGCTTTTGAAGCGTTGCCAATAAGCCTTCTTGGGCAATAGTGTTTGCGTCAATTTGAATTTTGTATTTACTCAGAATGTCACTACCCTCTTTGGTTGGTGCCGCCAGCTTTGCTATCGCAGAGCGGATTGCCGTAATACCAATTTCTGCGTTTAGACCTTGCGCGGTAACAGAAGCAATCGCTGCATTTACCTCCTCAAGGGGAACCTTCAAAGATGCCGCAAGTGGCGCCAATTTACCGATGTTGGCTGCATACTCTCCAACGACAATTTTGCCGTCGTTTTGCGTCTGCAAGAACATATCGGAAATCTTGGTTGCATCAGACGCGGCGATGCCATAAGCATTCATCACCGTGGTCAAGCCATCCACTGCCGTCGTGGTATCCGTGAAACCACCTTTAGCTAGATTGATCGACGCTCCCAGTGTTGACGAAACATTTTCTGCCCCGCTGACTCCAGCGGACAGCAGCTGATAAGCCGCCGCATTTGCTTCGGTCGCCGTGGTTAACCCGTCTGTTTCTTTAACGACTTGATTGATTGATTTCTGAAGCGCTGGATAGTCATTGCCTGCAAGGGTCCTAACTGCTCCCTGCTGCTCCTGTAAGGCGATGCCTGTTTGCGACAGGCCACTAATGACCCGCTGCACGGCAAAGCCAGCACCAATGCCACCAAGCGCGGTTGCTAGCTGTCCAGCAGCATTACCTGCTGTTTGGGTCTTTTTGGTGAACGCATCAAGCTGTCGATTGACGATCTTGAATTTTGCACTGTTTTTGTCCAGGCCATTAGCCATCTCCTGGAGCTTCTTGATGTATTTCGCTTGAGCGTTTGCTGTGTTAGCGACCGTTCGCCCTTGCTCTTTCAGTTCCTGCTCAAACTTGTTAAGGCTGCCGGTGACATCATCGACCTCCTTGTCCAACTTGAGAAAACTCGCCGTTGCCTGCTGCAGGCCCCGAAGGACCTGCTGCACTTGCAATCCAAGGCTGACTGTATATTCCGCCATGAGCCAAGGTTACCGACGGCGACGAGCGTCTTTTTTAGCTTTCTCCAAGGCCTTGTCTTCTTCCTCAGATCGGTATTGGTAGAAGGCTTGCCATAGATAAAGCTCTTCAAGCGTCATGGCTTCACGCAGCTCAGACAGGGTCTTCCCCAGCTTTTCGGCGATCACCATTTCAAGAACGGTTTGACCGTCTTCCTTCAGCTGCGGGATGAGCGCTTTGGGCTGATGTCAGCGATTTTGCCGTCTTCATCAGGCTCCATCAGCGTGTCACGGAAGACTTCGCGAATCAGCTCACCGATCACGCTCTCAGGGAGCATGTTCTTTAGCTCGACAATGTCGGCCATGGTGAACAAGGGCATTCCGTTTTCGTCCTTGGCTTTCATCACCAAAACATGAAGAGCCACAGTCAGAACGTTCTCTGAATCCTTACCTGCGCGAGCTGTTGCTCTGTCGCGCTCTGCCAGGGTGACAGGGCTCATGAACCACTCAAAGATTGAACCGTTCGGCATCTCAATAAAACGCCGTGTGGGCGCCATAGAGCAAGCTTTGGTGAGCTTTGATAGTCCTTCGGGCATGAATGCAACGCGCTTCAAACCAATCCTAACTAATAAAGGCAAATAAAAAACCCGGGCCGAAGCCCGGGCTCTCTCCCCTGCACCTAGGCTAGCTAGCCATCAAAGGTCGTCATAGAACAGATGAGTTGGCGGACCGGTGAGGTCAAAGGTGATCTCAGCCGTCAACACTTCCGTCGTGTTTGCCGTGACACTAAAGCCCGTCAAGGTAACGGGAGCCTCGATGTACATCGAGTTAGTGTCGTCAGGGCCCGTGTCATCAGCGGTGTAATTCAAATACAGCTTGATGCTCACGCCAGACTGATCTTCCAAAATAGTGTTGTAGATCAGGCGGTTTGAAATCGCCGCTTGGTCGGGCGTAAACAGCACGCTCATTGAACCGCTACCACTGGCAGGACCAGCAATAGATGTTGCAAAGTTGGCGTACTTAGATGCTTGAACTGTTGTTGAGCACGGGATCGTGGTTGTATCGATTGAGTCTCTGGAAAAATCCATCGACCAGTCGGTCACCAAACAGACCACCAAATCCTCGGCAAAGCCGACATTGATGTGTGAGTCTGGGGTGTCATCATCATTTGTCCCGCCGTTGTCCTGAACAAAGGTGATTGGGGTTCCACCTACACTGGCTGACACCGAAATGGTGGAAGCAGCTCGGGCGACGACGTAATAAGTCGTTCCCGCAGTCAAAGCCGTGTTTAGAACAGCGTTGTTTTCAGTAGTGAAAACAATTGGATCGCCAATACGGAAATCATGATCAGCAGGAACAACAACGTTGTTGCCATCTGGGAAATCCGTGTGATCAAGTAGGCAGTGCTTTACGCCTGCTGGCTTGAACATGACGCGCCCACTGGATCCCGTGAGCGCACTCTGGGAGCACTGGACTGGCACTTAAAGCCTCTCTAGTTGGTTTACAGGAGAAGCGGTGAAACGTCGCTAGGTAGAGCGGGCCTAGGTCAGATTCAATTGCTTCTAGGGCGCCGCCCGTTAAAAACAGTTTGCGCAGTCGTCAAGAGCAGAGCGCAACAGGTTGATCCCAAGCCTGTAATTCGCAAGTTGTCGTCATCGTGAAAAACGACGTTTCAACTTCAGTGCCACCACTCCTTGGGCCATTTGGGCGCAACAGCATGTAGCAAGGTCTGGGGTTGCTGGTTGGATCTGGCAGCATGCCCCATGCGTTCATGAATCGCCTCACAACATTGCTCGCTTGCAACGCCACCGCAGAACCTTGGTTCTTTGGCGTATAGATAAAGATGCTCATCACGCCTTCAACAAACGACGCTGAACCCGCATCACTGCAAGGGATGGCCTGGCGGCTGCTGCTCTTGCCCCAGCTGGCGACAACCCGCACAGCCCCATTAGGAGGGATCTCCCTCACGGTGTTCTGATACAGCAGGGGATAAGCCGGGCCGATCTCCTCCCAATCGTCAGCGTTGAAGTCATCAGCGGCAGCCACTGCATCGCACGCGAAATAGACAACACCGCTGTTCTGGACAAATGCGTGCTGGTCGTAGTCAGTTGCAGCCACCCATTCCGCAGGATCAAAAATCCGACCCCACAGAAGTTCGTAGTCCTGACGAATAGCGTTCGGATCAAAGCTCATTTAATACCTCTGCTCTTAAGGGCTTCATCTAAATACTTACCGCTTTCCCAGCGGTCGCCGATCACAGTGAACCAGTCTTCAGGGACTTGCTTGCTCCAACCTGAAGTGCACAAGCGGTTCGCGTAGGGCAAGGCGTTGTAAATGACTTGATCTTGCTTTGGGTCAACCTCGCCTTCCTGAAGGATTGGTGGCGCTGGTACTGACTGCCCTTCGGCGGGTTCTTCAGCAACAGCACTGCCTGGATTAGTTGTTCCCTGCAAATGAAACCAGCTGGCGCGAAAGCGCCCTGAATCAACTGGACTGCCGTTCTTTAGGTCTGCATCAAGCTGTGCTGTCGCCTCTTGGATCGACTCCTCAAAAGCCTCCTTAAGGGCTTGGGTCAGCTTTTTGATGTTGGTCTTTTTGCTTGGCATCAGGGAGGTCCAAGGAAATTTGGCTGGGTCCCTCTGTCCTCGCATTTAAGAATCAGAAGGGCGACAGAGGCATAGCCGAACACCGAACCCGGGACGTACAACTGCGTGATCACCGCGGCCTCTTGGCCGGTGTTGTCGTCTCCTTCCATGGTGAGAGACTCCGGGTAGATGTTTGCGCGCACCTCGCGTTCGGTGCAACTGCATTCCCCTGTCTCCGGGTCATAAGCGTCTGGCGTCTTCAGGGTGAAGACTGCCGGCGTGCCGAACAAGTCCAGCAACGTCACCGGAAGCGGCATTAGGGGGCCGTTCAAGACGCCCATGCCTGTATCCACTCGCTCATTGCTCAGGATCACCAGCTTGCGACCCTGAAAGCTGACCGAGTCAACGATCCCACCATCAGAAGCGGTAAATGGCGCGGGAGCTGAAGCCAAGACTGGTTAGCTAGAATTGGTTTGGCCAGCGAGCGCTAACTCCTGGCCGTGATCAGACGAGCCTTTAATTCCCCTGATGCCAAGAATTTTAATCGACCTGACAGGTAGGACTTTCGGTCAGCTGATTGTTGAGGGCGAATCCCCGGGATCAGCACGCGGCCGCCGTTGGGTTTGCCGGTGCAGTTGTGGTGACCGCCGCCCGTACATCATGGGCAACCTGACGCATCACAGAAGCGTTCGCTGTCTTAATTGCTCGCGTGCTTCAACAGCAGCGAAGCTGCGCAATCACGAAAAGGGAGACAAGCTCTACCAGAAGTGGAAATCGATGAGGCAAAGATGCAGCAACCCGAACGACGACAAGTTCTACAGATACGGCGGGAGAGGCATCTCTGTGGCGCCTGAATGGGACGACTACACCGTCTATAGGGAATACATCCAAACCGTCCTTGGACCCCAGCCAGGGCCGCGCTACTCGCTGGACCGCATTAACAACGACGGCAATTACGAACCGGGCAATCTTCGATGGGCGGACGACTTCACCCAAGCCCGCAACAGGCGGCCTGGGTGGATCAAACGCAAACGGAACTCCGCCGGCCAGTTCGCCTAGAAGCTCCCGCCGCCGTATCGGCGGTAGACCTGTCCGTTGCGAAGAGACAAGGTCCCATTGACCTGCCAAGGGAGCCGCCCGTTCGTCTGCGCCACGCTGCCGCGGCTCACGTGGCCTTGGCTAATGCCTGATTGCATTCCGCCATCGATCCACTTGGAAACGAGACTCTGCACGTAGGGAGACAGGGCGTCATAACCCCAAATGCTGGAGGACTTGAACTCCGCATCGGGTCGCATTTTTACCGTAATGGGACCCACCGTGGCTTCTGTGAATTGGTCCAATCCACCGCCGCCTCCGCCGCCGCCTCCACCGCCTTGGGAGTTGTTGCCCGTACCGCCGCCGCCACCAATAGACCCGAGGCTCCCTGTGTAGGCCTGTTCGGCGGCTAAAAAAGCACACGCCATCTGGATATCCAGGGGGATCGCACTGCAGCTCGCCATTTCGCAAGTGCAGTCGTTGACCTGCCGCGGCCATTCCAACGCTTGCTCACAGCTACAACGTTCGCCCTTCCAGTTCAGCGGCTCAAGAATTTGCGTAGCCAGGTTCAGGCTCTGCTCTCGTTGCGCATCGGTGTAATCGTCTTCATTGAGCCATAGCGCAATCCCGTCTGATGCAGGCAGCGTTGCTAAAAGCTGCTTAGCAACATTCACGCACACGTAAGACGTTGAATCGTCTTCGCTTACAGCGCAATTAAACTGAGTAATGACAATTGGAGTTCCTGTCATTCTTTGACCCTTTTCTGAACAGGCTTACGGCGTTGTCTAGGGAGGCGGCGAGATGCAGGCGCGGGTTGCGGTGCCTTCTTTGGGCTAGGCACTACAAATTCAGGCGGCTCAAACTCGGGTTTCGTTGGCATCACAGGGGGTTCGTCCTTTTTGCCTTCCCAGCGCTTCGCGTAGTCGTTATTAAACGCGAAGAGCCCCATGATCTAGCTAGCAGTGCTTTGATTTTAGAGCCATCCATAAAATGGCAATAACACTTGATTGCCAGCCATGGCCGCTTCAGATTCCTTTGCGCCTGAGCTAAATGAGTTCGCAAGCAGGCCGCGTTTCAACGCTGATCCCGCCACTTTGTTCGAAGGCGGCACCGTTCCTGATGGCTGGCAACGGATGGAAGTTGGCACCGCATCAAAAACACGCAGTGTGAAAACAGGGACTGACAAAGGTTTTGACGACGAAGGGAATCAATACGCCAAGCGCCCTAAATTCAACAGCGATCCAACCTTGCTTTTTGAAGGCGGCACTTTGCCTGCCGGCTGGATGACAGCGACAGCAGCTGATGCCGATGATCCAGCGCCATCACCGACACCAACACCAACACCGACACCGACACCGACACCGACACCGACACCGACGCCAGATCCCACACCGTCACCAGATCCCACGCCAGAGCCCACGGCTGCTCCTTAATGAGGCTGTAACGGAGTTCTTTTACTTTGGGGCGGCTCAGCCCAGCTAGCCATGGTCACGACCCGAAAGACGTATCCAGCAAATTTGCAGCTGTGCTATCGGGGAGTGAAATACAGGCCAGCTGCGCTGCAGCTGCTGATTGAACGAGGTGGATGGGGCGCGGAGCATCGCCCCCGTCGTGATCAGGATTCTTCAGTTGTTGATTGGCGCGTGACTAGCTAAGGCACCAGCGGCGAGCGGTGGTGGGGCTGATGCTGAGCCTTGAGGCAATGGACTTGTAGGTGTGGCCAGCCTTGCGCCAGCGCTTGGCGCGCTGCTGCGGCGATTCGGTGAGCCAAAGCAGCAGCAGGACAGGCAGGGTGATCAAGGCGAGCACCCAGACGGTGAAACAGGTCATTTGATTGGAAAGGTTCGTGGTGGTTTGCCGGTGGAGGCGCAACGCCTTCGCTTCCGACCCCTGAAGTATAGCACCTCTCTAGCTAGTGTGGTATTGTTGTCACAACAGCAACCACCACCATGGAACTCGCAACCATCACCGACCACATGACCGGGATCGTCTACCCCGGCACCGAAGAGGCCAAGGAGCTGATCATCACCGGCAACCAAAACGATTTCTGCCGGGACATGGTCGCCCGCAGCATCGCTCGTGTCAGAAACCTGGCTCACGAGAACGGCATGGACCCATACGTTGAGCTGTACGAAAGCGTTATGGGCGCCATCGGGGCGGAGGGCTGAACGCCCCTTCCTCGTGCACCGATGCAGGAGGAGGAAACCGGAGGCTGCCAGCCCTAGCCACGGCTGGTTACAGGACGTAACTATTGAGAACCGAGCCAGAGTGTGACAGTGACTTTTCCACAGGATTTACGCTGTTATCCACAGGGGCTCGCCGTACCCCCAGTCGTTGCTGTGTAAATTCCACAGGCCAGCCTGGCTAGCACTGGTCTTATTCCACAGGCAGATTCTCAATACGCCCGCTTGCTGTGCCAGTCGCTATGCCAGTGAGGGTGCCACTTCTTTGAAAATGTGCCAGAAATTTATTGGCATAAACAGGGGCAGATCCATTGGCACAACAGCGATCTAAGCAAAACCGGTACGAACGTACCAAGCAGTCTTTCCACCGCCCTTAGCCAGCAATGGGGCCATATTGAGCGAGCCCCCAACCACCACAGACACATGGGAATGCTCGCCGACGCCCTTCGCGCCAACCTCAAGCAGGTCGCCGAATCTGACGCCCGCGCCTTGCGCGCTACGCAGGAGATGCTCACTGAGGTTCGCGCTCAGATCGCTGCCGCTGAGGCCCCTCAACTGGCTGCCAGCAAGGACGACGAGATTGCAGCCGCCATCGCGCTGCTTGAGGCCAACGGCTACACCGTCACCCGCTGACCCGTCGCCTACCGGCCGCACCGCCCCCGCCACCACGGGGGCATTTTTTTTGCCTGCCTGTAGGCGCCCCTACAAGCCGCTGTAAGGCGCCCGCTAGCAACGACCGGTGTCACAGGGCTCACAGCCACGCAGTCGCACTCTGCGGGCCAGGACGCGGCTTGTCCGGTTGGCGCCGCTTGCCCAGTCGCTTCTGGCTGTAACGCATCTTGTCCAGCCGGAACTCAGCGCAGTGATGCAGCCACCACTCCACGCCCTCACTGGTAGCCAGCGCCTCCTTGGGGCTGCTGCAGGGGCCGATCTCAGCCACGTAGCGCCCACGCATCTCATGGAAGGCCTGAGGCGCCGTTTCATATAGCTCCTTCATGCGCCAGGCCACATACGGCGCCAGGCCGCGCAGATCAGGGTTCATATCAACCATGGGGAATCTCCCCGCTGATGCATTTGGTGAGCTTTGCTTCTGCGTCGGCTACCAAGTGCATAGAACTAACAGCCACACAACGGCGCTCGCCGTCCAGCTCAACGCAAACAAGGACGGCGTCATCGGGAAGGGTTTCGATCTCTGTCATGTCCCAAGCTTAGCTAGCAACGGTTCAAATGAAAAGCCCCGCTCGGGTAACGGGCCAAGCGGGGCGGTGATGGGGGAGCCTTCGGTGTAACAGCTACGAACGGCGGGCGCCAGCGTGAAGCTTGCTGACATGTTGAAACGTGATCCCAAACCGCTCACCAATAGCGGCTTGCGTCATCGTTCCCTTTAGCGCTCGAATCTCCGCCACCTGCTCATCAGTCAACTTGGCTGCGGGATTCTTCTCACCGCTTAAGTCAGGCATAGTCCCATCCCTGTGTTTGTCCAAAGCGTTCTGGCTGTGGGTGCCATAGCTCAGGTTCTCAGGGCGGTTATCAAACTTCCCGTTAGGACCATGCAGAACAATCAAGCCCTCAGGCTTTGGCCCAAGGAAGGCCGCGGCCACCGCCTGGTGAACGGAATAGTCCTTCCGCGTGTAGACGCCGTCACGGACTTGAACAGCGGTGAAGCACAAATAATCACAGCCATGCGATCCACGCATCCGCTGTTTTAGCGGCTTCTTATTGCGCCGCCCCATGATCCGCCCCTCTGAGCTGACCTTGTATCCCTCGCAGTTCGGCAACGGTATGTCCCGCCATTCAGCCATGAAAAAAGGGGCCTCGAAAGGCCCCTATTGTAGCTAGTCCTGGTTGATCAGGAAGGCAGCTCACCGCGCAAAGCGCAGATCTTGACGTTGCGGGGATCGTCGAAAACACAATCCCAGTTGCCGACAGTGGCGAACTCAGCGTTGGTCGGTGAGTTGCCAGAGGCAGTACCAGTCCAGCTGCAGCCGACAGGGTGCAGCATGTACTCCTTACGGTTCACGAGAATCTCGATTCCACGCAGGATGTCGCGGTCGGTTTCAACCGGGGTCTTCGGTGCAATCTCCGAGTAGGTGAATGCGCCAGGAGCGAAGAAGTAGATGGTGTGAACGTCACCGCCACCATCTCCACCACCGACAAGGTCGCCAGTGGGCCTCAGGCCGTCGTCAACAATGACAGGGCGACCCAAATAGGTGCCGAACTCAGCCCGCTCAGCAGACACGCGAGTGTCCAGCTGTGAGGTGATCTCAGGGCTTGAGCCAGGGATGATCAGGTCAGCCTTAATCAGCGCGTAGTAAGCCTGGCTGTCCATTGCAACAGCAGACAGATCCTGACCAGCATCACCAAGCTGGGCGATAGCGTCGATCATGGTGTCTGCGCCGATGGTGGCAGTAGCGCCACCAGTCAGGTGATCACTGGCCAGCGTGCCGCCACCAGCCAAAGGACCAAACAGACCGTTCAGGATTGAGATGAGCACAGCCTGGGTGTCGCGCACCCAATACTCACCAGTGCGGATTGCAATGGCACGCATGGGGTCATCACCAGCCAGCTCAGCCGCCAGGTCTGAAGACTGCCAAGCGCGACCGCGCAGGTTACGAACACCGATCTGAGCATTGCCACCAAGAACAGCAGCAGTCAGGCCAACAACATCCGAGAGAATCTCGGAATCACCAGCCAGATCGGCAAAGTGAGGAATGGTGATCGTGCGACCGCCTTTGGCGAATTCCGCAGAGATCGCAGCGTTGTTAGCAACAATGCCTGAACGAAAGAACCCGGATTTTGCTTGGTTGATCTCCTGCTGATAGGAGAGGAACAGTTCCGGGATAAAAGGAACGTTTGCAAGCAACATGGCTTGTAAATCTCAGAAATAAATTGGACGGTGAAGCGCCGCTTCAAATTTGGCTTGGGCGCCGCCCTTGCCAGGTTGCTCTGAAGAGATGATAACTAATTCCTATTTTTTGAGCAAAGCCAAGAACTTTGAATCAAGCTTCCCGGCTGATCGTGCCTCACCCATCAAGCGCCGCGCCTTATCAGGCTGGGCCTGCCACATGGTTGCCGCTTGCGTCAGGTTGATCTGATCAGTGCGGAAAGGATTAGCGCCACTACCAGCTGATGCCGCCTGATTGTTCCTTACGCCAGTACCAGCACCAGTCATTCCTGAACCGGCAAACATGTAGCTGAAGTTTTCATCATCCCGAACGGCAGCGATCACATCACTCAAGGGTTTCGGGTCATAGTCAGGACCACCAACAACAGCACCCTCCTCAGTGAGGTTTACCGCGTACTTGGTATCGAGTCCCATCAGCTTGTAGGCATGGCTGGGGTTTGTGGCGCCAGCTTTGCCGAGAGCTTCAACAACGATGCGCTCAATCTTGTCCTGACGGTTGCGAAGGATTGCCTCCTTCTTCTCTTCTTCGCTTTGGCGGGCTTTCTCTTCGAGAATTTCCATCTGCTTGCGCAGCCGCTTCAGCTCGGCATCCATCAACGGATCCGGCCCTTTAGGCGTTTCAGCTGGAGTTGAAGCACTCTCTTGAGCCGTCGTATCAGCTGGCGGATTCGGGCGAACCAATAGCTTTTCTGCAAGCAAGGATTCCGCTTCGTCATCTTCTGCGTCAATGCCGATGGTGCTGATCAGTTTCTTGATGCGCTTAAGCCTTTTGGTTTCATCTAAGGCTTCATTGCGCTTGCCTTCCAATTTGGAGACGCTTGAAGTGAGCCTGGCGTTCTCCTCTTTGAGCTTGGAGATGACGGCTTCAAGGTCGCGTGATTGACCTTCACCAGACGCCGTCTGATCAAGTTCTTCAGACACAGTTCAGACCATTGCTAACTACGAGCAGTTTATTTGCTTAATTCCTAGCCACAAGGGGAGGAGTGAGGGGCAAAGCCCTCACGCTCCAGCAGGCCCCAAGCGATAGCCAGGCGACTTGATCATGAACTCATCGCCCCACTCAAGATCCTTGACTTGGACTGGCGCAGCGGTGAAGTGCTGAATAGCTCGAACGGTCACCTCGACCTCGTCGCGATCCACCACCTCATAAATGGGGTTCCGCCAGTCCGAAGGATCAGCGACCTTGTCAAAAGCTGCTTCAAGCTGAGCTTCAGTGAAAGCCATTTTTCAAAACCAGCGACGGGGCTGGATCGTGTGGGGCTGAACCCCTGTTGAAACAACTATACCAGCCATAGCTAGAAATGGTCAACACCATCAATCGACCAAGCGCTAGCCACAAGTGGTGCTATAATAAGAAAGCCAACCACCACAAGGCGTCCATGAAAAAACCGCGCAGCTGGGCTGAAGCGGCCCAGCATCCGGGCATCTCCTGGATTGAAGATGAGCGCTGCGTTGCCAGCCGCGATCCCCACACCGGCGAATGGGACAGCCCACCATTCTTCGTTTACCTGAATGACGGCTGGAATTGGGACGGGCTGACGGCGTTCGCCATCTATAGCCTGCGCGAGCTGCAGGAAGAATGGCACCAGATCGAGAACCAACACTGCGCCCAGCCCGGAGACGAATGAAAAAACCACGCACTCTGAAGACTCTTCTGGCCCACCCGTGGGTGGAAGACTGGGACGACGAACGCGGCATCGATAACGGCATCTGGATCTATCTCAAGACGGGGTACTGGTCGCCTGAAATGGAAACGACCAGCATCCATGAGATGACGGTGGCTGAGTGTTGCGACGTGTTCAGCCGCGTCGAACCTGACTTGCGCCCGCAAGACTGATCACGTCACCTTTGCTAGCCAGCCGTGGTATGATTAACAGGTCAACCACCACCAGCAATGAACGACCTCGACTTTCTCCCTTTTGAACTTGAGCCCCAGGTAGAAGAGCGCTTCTGGCTTCACTACACCGACAGCGAAGGTTTCGAAGACTGGTTCCACGACGACGAAGAAGACCGCGAGCAGATCCGTGGCCTTATCGCCAGCAACGGCATTAAGGGCACAGCCTGGCAAATCGAGAAAACGCCAATGGATTGATTGCCACGGCTAGCTAGGCGCCCAATCATGGGCGCTAAGCGGTAGCCACCTATGGGACAAAACAACACCAGAAACCTCCATTGGCAGTCGAATCCAAGCCGCTACATGGAACAAGCCAAAGCCCGCGCATTGGCAACGCTTCACGACTCTGCGCCTGTACTCACCACTCTTGAGCGCAGCTATCGACAAATGCTCCTTAAAAACCACCACCACTCATGACCCTCACACCTTGCAAATCAGGACCGTTCGCTCACCCCGCACTGTCTGCTGACATACCTCGCGTTTTTGGGATTTATCTCACTTGCCCCCATGCTCACGCCGTTGGTCATCGCTACGGCGCATGGCTTGATTGCTCAATGCTCCTGAACATGGCTGCCTATCAATCCGCCATCACCGAGTTCACAGAATCGTCACCCTGGAACACGGACGGTGCTTGGACGATCAGCGATTGGGACATGCCGTGCGTTGCCGTTGAAGACAAATGCTTGGCCACCCTCGCTGAGTACGTCCGCAACTGGCGCCAGTGCTCAGGCGATCAAGAGCAACAGGCTTACGACGAGTACATCACGGATCGTCGCCAAGTCGTCAGCTACCGCGAATTCAAGGAAGCTCTGGTTGGGATTTACAAAGACGAAGTCGATTTTTGCTGGGAGCAATGCGACGCGCCCGGCGTTGATGAGTTCGGCGAGTTCGTTGACTGGGATCGCTACTGGAAGCGCCGCTATGAAAGCGACGGCTACACATCTGCATCCGTAAGCGGCGGGATGGCGATCTTCCGCCCTGTTTAATTTGACCGTGCTAGCTAAAGCTGGTATTATCAAGAAGTAACCACCACCGCCCCATGAATCACTTTCCTTACGAGCTACGACGCGGCGACGCTGAATTAGTCGTTATGGCGCTTCGCAGTTACCTGTCGCGCCAAATGTCTGGAGACGGCGCCGCTAACGGCATGGAGATTCTCCGTGATGAGCTTGAGCTTTGCCTTGAAGAATCCGAAACCGCCCTGTTTGGTGCCAGGCAATGAGAGAACAACTCAAACACCTGGAGGGCAAGCTGGTTGTCCTCCGCGGGCGGGTCGCCGCGGCCCGCATCACCGAAAATCACCGCTACTACTTCTGTGTCTCCAATCCCAAGATCTCCCCCTGGGATGGCAACGAACCGCTTCAAACAGCTTCATTCAAGAACACTGTCCGCGCTGACCACATCTGGGTCAACACCAGCGACGACGTCAATTGGCCAAAGCTCTATGAAAAACACTTTCTCGTTGGCAACTGCGGTTACTACACACGCAAGGACGGCTCCGTTGACCTGAGCGTCACCAAAACCGCCGCCATCCTTAACGGCCAGAAATTCCTCTGGGAGATTGAAGGCGTTCTGCGTTCAAAACGGTCAGAAGCCCAGCGTATTGACAGATCCCTAGAAATGCTCAGCTATCTAGGCGACTCACTGCTTCATCACGGCGACCACAAAAACGGGATGGATCATTACGTCTACGGCACCGACTGGTCGGTTCACGAAATCACCGAACGCGTCCTGGCCATGCATAAGGACGTGCTGCAACGCCAACGGGCGTTAGCGCTGGAAAGCGTTCGCCACCTCAAGCCAGTGGCGCAGAAGCCCGGCTCAATGCTGTTCTTGAATCAGCCCACCGCACCAAAACACCAAACCGCTGTTGAACGACTTTTGGAGGAAAGGCAAAAATGAACCAAGACAAGCTAAAGCTGATGCAGGTGGAGGAGTCTCGATACAGGGACCAGCACCTAGCTAATCTGCGCCGCCGTCAGCAGGAATGGCAAGAACACATCCGCAATGCGCGGGCCGAACTGGAGAAGCCATGACAGATCCAAACCCATGGGGTGAGCTCACCTGGCAGGCGATCATCAACAACCTGCCCGCGGATGATGCTGCGCTGGCAAAGCAGGCCACCAGCCTGCAGCGGGTTGACTTTGAGCCTGAACGGGATCACATCGTCATTCAGCTGGCCGTGGCGGTGGATGGCATGGTGTCGATGAGCGAACGGCTGCCGCTGCTGAAGGAGACGGGGCGAGAGTTGTTTGGGTTTGTGCCGACATTTGTGCTCCAACTGGAGAAGGTCTCCCGATGACTGTTGCCATCTACCACCACTAGCCAGCAGAGGTGCTATGATTAGCTCAACCACCACAAAGCACATGACCCTCATTCAGGAATCCGCCGAACTCGCTGGCTTCTTCACCCTCACCACCGAGAAGGGCAAAACCATCGAGGTCAACACCGCAAATGATCAAGTGATGGTCTACATCCAGCAGAACGGCAGCCGCGGCCTGAGCTACGGCAAGCGCTTTGACTCCCTGGCTGCTGCAGCTGAGGGCTACAAGCGCCAGGACATCAAGGCCGCCCTGTATGCGCTGGCTGAGGCCTGATCCTCACCGCCCCCGCAAGGGGGCTTAACCACCATCAACAAAACCATGACTCACACAGCACCGATTTTTACAACACAGCAGTGCGCCGATGCCATCGACCAAGCCGAGCTAACCCCGCGCCAGCTCGAACTGGTCAAAGCGCTACTAGAGATGCGTCAGGGCACCGCAGAACAATTCACGGAAGCCGTAGGGGGCGTCAGCTACAAGAGCACCTTCAACAGCCAGCTAGGGGTCGCCTGCCGGAAGCTTGCTGAAGCACTTGGGTGGCAACGGGCTGATGGGCGCCATTGGCTTGATTTAATCCTCTGCTTTGAAAACGCCGCCTACCGTGACGATCTCAAGCACAGCATCTGGTCAGTTCGGGGCAACTGGATTGGCGCTCTCTAGCCATGACAGAGGAACAGCTGCAGAAGTATTGGGGGCGGGTGCACGATCTGCGCAATTTGCAGTGCGAACAGATCCGAAGCATCGGTCTGCGGAAGCGGGAGCTCGAGCAGGCCGAACGGGATCTGACCCAGCTGATGCGGGCGTATCGGGCAACTGACCTGGAACTGGGGAAGGTACTCAGTCAGATGCAGCTTGAGGGGATGCTGGAATCTGACTAAATTGCGCCATCGACCACCGCTAGCCAGCAAAGGTGGTATGATTTGGGAGTCGCCACCACAGACACCAATGACCGTTTACACCATCACCGTCGAAAGCACCACCCACTCTATGAAGAGCAAGGTGACCGACTACGCCTACGCCGTGGGCATGATCATCGACGGCACCGTTCACAAGCCCGGATTTTCACGAAAGCTCGACCGTGTCATGAAGGACGCCCAACAGATCCGCGGATACAACAACGGCTCTGTCCCTTACGTCGTCGAGCTTGCCAGCGGCAAGCGCTTGGTCTGACCCCGCCCCCTTCGGGGGGCCAACCCCATGACTTACGCAACCCGCATTCAGCTGCTCTCTCACGTCGAAAGCCTTGAGCTTGAACCAGATGGTTGGTGCTGCACCCTGCGACCTGGCCTAACGACAGAAGCGCTAGGTGGTAGCGGCATCATCATCGACCCGTCAATCCGTACGGTCTGGTCGTTCGTGAAGGGACCAGCAATGCCCGCGCAGGAGAGCTAGCTAGGCATTCCACCACCACTAGCCAGAAGAGGTGCTATACTTTTCAAGTACCAAGGCAACCACCACGCCATGACCCGCTCCACCAAAATGACCGCCGCCGAGATCGCCGCCTTCAAGGCCGCCAACCTCGCAGCTAACGCCCGCAACAAAAAGACCATCGTGATCAAGCCCGCTGCCCCTGCACCCCGCAAAAGCCAGCGCCAGCAGTTCACCGAAGATCTGCGGGAGACAGAAGACATGATCCGCGCCGCCAAGCGTCAAGGCCTTCTACAGGCCATCCCTGCCCTTCTCGCCCGTCACAACCAGCTGACCGCACTGGTCAACCACGCCGCCCTGTCCTGACGGCCGCGGCCCCTTCGGGGGCCACCAACCACCACCCCTAGCCAGCGTGGTATAGTGATCAGGTCGGGCGGCAACGCCCGGCGCAACCACCACACCTGGACAACTGAATGACGACTTACGAAGCGATGCATCAGCTCGTCGCCCTACTGCAGCGTCAACGCGACGCGATCCCTGATCACATCTGGGAAGCGCAGGAAGACACGGAGCTGATGGCCGCCTGGGACGCCCTGAGCGACCTGGAATACGCCCTAGAGGCGAACAACGTCAAACCATGAGCGAGGGGCCTTCGGGCCCCTTTCCCATGACCTGTTGCCATCGCTAGCCAGCGGTGGTATTATTTGGAAGTCAACCACCACCACGACACCCAATGGACTTCATCGCCACCTTCTTCGCTGAAAAGGATCTCGACGACCGTATCTACGAAGTCGAGTCCGCCAACGGCACCCTCAACCTGATCAGCACCGCCAACGTCATCGAGAAAATCGGCATGACCAGCGGCACCGAACGCCAGCAGATCGAAAACATCCTTCGCCAGCTGGACTTCCGCAATGGAGACATCCACCACTTCCTGAACCACCTGGCTCAGGCCATGGCCGTCAGCTTCTGATCACCCCGGGGCCTTCGGGCCCCACCACCACCAACCACCACCACAAAACAATGAACAGCCCTCAATACCTAGAAGACCTTCGCAACGGCGAAACACTGAGCACCGTTCACTTCGCGACAGGCCAACGCCGTAACTACCAGTGGCACGCCGAAACGGAAACCGTGCTGATTCACGTCACCAACAAAGGCCAGGCAGGAACAACGACGCAACGCGACAACTGGAAGATGGGCACCCTGCAACTGTCCATGGCCAAGCGCAGCGACGCTTTCCAAACCAGCTTCTGACTCACCACCAACCACCACAGAACAATGAACGACTTCAACGAATGGACGCTCGTCTATGAGGTCCGCCCTGGCAAATGGATTGAAAAGAAATTCGACACCGCTAGTGAGATGAACGCCTTTAGCGATCAGCGCGCCCGCGAGCGCCGCGAACGCATGGAAGCCCTGAAGGTCTGGCACCGATCTTGAGCTGATCTACCAGACTGGCTAGAGATGGTGTATGATTCTTTCAAGCCACCACACCAGCCAATGCTCGCCAACATCGCCGGCAACGCCTACCGCCCCGAGCCCCTCAACATCCGCGCCGCTGCTGCCACCGCGCTGCTCGCCGCAGGCGTTGAGGCCACCGACACCATGATCGAGCGCGTCACCTTCACCGCCCAGATCTGCCTCCGTGTCGGCGACAGCCTCGAGACCGCCATCGCCGAAGGCGTCGCAACCCACCTCCTCCCCTCCTGAACCCACCGGCCAGATCGCCCGCCTCCCGTAAGGGGGGCATTTTTCATGGCCAATCCCTAATGGATCTACCACTGCTGGCTAGAGATGGTGTATACTTTGTTTGTCGCAACCACCACAAGCCCGTGACCGAAACCGCAATCGCCAACTGCGCCAAAACCAACAACCTTGTTGTTCGCCTGAACGACAAGTTCGGCGAGCACTACAGCTTCAGCGTTGAGTACGGCCGCAAGTACGCCCGCATCGTCCAGGCCGATCCTGCTTCCAGCTACGCCCAGCGCTCCGTCTATTGCTTCGTTCGGATCGAAGACGGCGCCATTCTGAAATCAGCCAGCTGGAAGTCTCCCGCCAAAGGCGTCCGCGCCTGGCTGGATCAAATCCTGGCCAGCGACCTGGCCGGGGTGGATCAATACACCGGCTGGCTTTACCGGGGCCGCTGATCTGACCGCCCTCCGCAAGGGGGGGGCTTTTTAAATGCTGGCCAATTTCCAGCCCCATTGCTCCATTGCTGGCTAAAGGTGGTATAGTTATTCCTGTCAGCCACCACACCGACATGAACGCCTTCTTCATCTTCTCCGCTTGCTCCTACGATATGGAGAACAACCCTGATTACGGCATCGTTCAGGAGCCCGGCTCCTTCGCTACCCGTGAATCAGCAGAGGCCGCGGCAGAAGAACTCAACGCAACCCAGTTCCCCGATCATTTCTGGGTCCTGACCGCAGAAGAGGCCGCTAACGCCGCCTGAGCCCACCAGCCCCCTTCGGGGGGCTCCCTACCCTTGATCCATACGCCCACCAGCTATGGCCCAACCCTCCTACACCGAACTCATGGATCAGCGGCGTGCCGCTCTCCGACAATCCCCTCGCGACATCACCAAAGCTCAATCCCTTCTACGGCAAGCAATGAAGCTGGTAGAAGAAGGCAAAGTGACAGAAGACGAAATGCTCGCCGCTCATCTCTAGATCCCCTCGTAAAGCTGATCCATATATTGCTTGGCCTTGGCAATCGGCATCGCAGCCTTTTCCGCTTCATCAACCGCCATGCTCATCATCCCCACAAAATCCCCGTAACCATCTTTCTCCATTGCGGCTGATACTGCCGCTTTGTTTTTCTTAAACCTGATCCACATCGGCTCACTATCGATCAGCTTCCGCTGATTGCCCCAAATCGCCCTGAACAAGAATTCAGAGGTGAAGCTGGTGTCTGTTTCCATCGCCTCCACCAAAGCGCTCACAGGGTGGATGTCGGCCATGCCGAAATCAATCAGCGTCGTCTTGCCTGTCGCTTCGTCAAACATCACGTTGCCACTATGCATGTCATTGTGGGCAATGCCCGCTTTATGCATTTTCTTCCGTGCCTGCATTGTTCCCTGGAACTGAGCACGCCGAACGCTGACCTTTGGCTCAGCCTCACGCCAGAACGCAACTGATTTACCCGGGGCAAGACCCATTGTCATGAAGCCCTCTCGCGTTTCATCAATACTTGTTTTCTGAAAATCTTTTTCAATCCACTTCACACCCTTGAATTCAGGCGTCACGCCCGAATCATTCATTAGTTCCAACGCTGGAATTTCTGTTTTAGAAATCCGCCCGCGTTTTGTAACACCGCTTGCCGTTCGCCTTGCCTCGCCATAAGCACCAGCCCCAAGAACATCGGCAGGCCCTGCGGCATTAAATTCCGCTTCAGCATCTACGCCTTGAACAGGCGCTGGCTTAGGTGCTGGGGCGGGCTTAGGCGTTGGCTTGGCCGCGGCTTTCTTGACAGGGGTGGCCTTCGGCTTGGGCGCAGGCTTGGGCGTTGCTGCCTTGGGCTTGGGCGCCGCTTTCTTCGGTGCTGGCTTAGGCGCAGGCTTCGGCACATCCACCACCTGCCCCGCGCTGCCCGCAGGTGCTGCCACCTTCACCGGCGGAGCCTTTACCTTCGGCTTGGCCTTCGGCTTCACAGCATTGGCCGGTGCAGCGGGCGCCTTCTTCAGCTTCTGCTTCAGCTGTGATGCCTTCAACGGCTTCGGCAATGCAGCCTTGGCCTGTTTGGTCGCCTTGCTCTGCGCCTTGGTCAGTGAGCCGGTGTTCCGATAAGTCCGGCCGTTCTTGCCGCCCAGGATCGCGTCCTGCCCTGCAGCAGGCTGCGCCTTCAGCCAATCGGCATACGTGGGGGGCTTGCCGCTCTTGTTCTTGGCAATCAGCGCCTTCTGCTCAGTAGTGAAGCTGTTCTGATACTTGGGGTCATAGGCACCAACGAACTTGACCTTGTCGCCTTCCTTGACCGCCATCGTCATTGACCGGCCGCCAGCGTCCCTGCCTGGTATGTGGGCGACCAGCACTGAACGACACCGAAAATGGAGGGGTGGCCGCGGCGCATCCTCTTTCTTAAACACCTCACCATCCAGCTGGCGGCAAATGGGCGAAGTCCGCTGGTCAAGCGTTGCCAAATACCGCACGAACTCAACCGCCGTGTTCTGATTCAGTTGATCCGTCTGAACGGCGTTCGCTGTGGATTGCGCACCCGTAAGGGCCAACGTCTTCAGCTGGCTGATGGGCGCGTTCATCTTCCCCACCAGCGCACCCTCACCCTTCAGCTGGCGGATAATGTCGGCGTTGGTGGCGCCTGACAGCACCCCACCGCGGATCTCCCGCTCGAACACTTCATTGAGCCGTATTGCCTGCGCTTTGAAGTCCTGCTGCAGGCTGCGGTTATCAGGGGTCAGAAATGCATTGGCGAATTCACGCCCGAGCGAATAGGGCTGTTTGGCCGATCCAGCCACAGCCAGTTCAATCGGGCCCATCGTGCTCACCACCCTCAGGGCTTGCTCGCTAATTAGCGCTTGCCCTCCCACCCCTGGGCCAATACCTGCCGCAGGGCCAGCCTGTAGCGCCTCCTGGGCCAGGTCGCCTTGCTCTACGGCTGACGCAACGGTTGCCCTGACTTCAGCAGCGTCTCGCCGCGTCCACGTCGCCAGGTCGCCAGCTACGTCGTCAACGAATTGGTCATAGGAGGCAATCCCTGCCTCTTGGAAAACAGACTGGATCTGTGAGAGCTGCGCCTCTAGAGCCACCCGCGTCATCTCACCGCCAGTCACATTGATTTTGCGCATCGCATTACGCGCGGCTGTGCGCAAGACCTTCTCAGCCCGAACGCCTATTTTTTCCGTTTCGCGGGCAAGCCTCAGGCTGTTCTGGATGTGCCTGGCCTCGGGGCTAATCACTCAACGGCTAGCTAACATTGGGTTGCGATGGCGTGTTCCAGCACCCACCGCTTGACCAGACAACCGACATTGCCTGATGAATGAATTTTGCCGCGAAGAATGGCGCCCAGTAAGAGGCTGGGAAGGTTTTTACGAGGTGAGCAATATCGGCCGCGTTCGATCTGTTGGCCGATACGTCAAAGCAGGACCAAAGGGGGTGGGGCTTGCTTACAGAGAAAGCCGCATCCTGAAGCAGGGCAAAAATCCAAAGGACGGGCGCCCGATGGTATCCCTGTGGCGCGATAACAAGTACAAGCGATTCAGCACCCACGTCTTGGTTCTTGAGGCGTTCGTAGGGCCGCGGCCTGAGGGAATGTGGGGGCTGCATGGAAAAGGGGGCTGCCTAGATAACAGGGTTGAAAACCTTTATTGGGGCACACCTAGCCGCAACAACTTTGCAGACAAGCTGCGCGATGGCACCTACAGCCCACCGCCAGGGTGGGGCCGTGGAAACAAGAACAAGAACGCCAAAGCAACGCCAGAAATCGTGCGGGCAATCCGTGAGTCAGACGAGATTCTGAAGGTGCTAGCTAGCCGTTATGGGCTCAACATCAGCACCGTGTCAGAGATCAGGCGTCGCCGGACGTGGGCTCATCTTCCGTAGCCTGGCCATCGAGCTTGTTGGTCTCCTCCTCTTCGTCTTCCTCCTCTGCTTCGTCTGGCTCCTCAGGGGGAAGCTCTTCTAGGTCCATTGCAGGCGCCTCTTCGCTGATTCTTTCCATTTCCTCTTCGACAGACCATTGGTCGAGAGCGTCAAACTCCTCGGCCGCGGCGAGCTTGCGCAAGAAAGTATCACTAGACAGCAGACCCTGAGTCGTAAGCGCTGCAAACTCCTTGATGTCGGCAGGCTCCATGACGTCAGGGCTGAAGTCCCGAGGGAGCTTCAGCTCTACTGGGTCGATTTGCATGTAGAGAGCAGCGATAGCCAACGCTTGGTTTAGAGCGTCTTCGAGCTGGCTAACGATGACGGAGAGCTGCGCGTCTGATTGAGCGCGGTCGAGCTTTTTGGCCGCGGCAGCCTCGACGCCAGTAGTGCTTTTAACCTGAAGCTGGACTGGCGCCAAATGCTGCATGGCGTTCTCCAGGGTTGCCAACCGCTTCAGCATCATTTCAGTCCCGCCCGAAGGCGCACCAATCCACTCTGCTTTGGAAGTTGGATCAGCCAAGAACAAGCTGCGATCCGGGGACACGGAAACGTCCGCGTTCTCTCCTGCTGTTTGAACACCGCTAATAACTAGCGTTGGTGACGCTGACAAGTGCAGGCTATGGGCGAGATCAGCCGATGTGGCCCAGTGGCTCAGGTTCAATCGGGCAACATCCAAGAGCATCGGGCGAGCCCGCATGAACCCGTCCTGAACCCCTGCATAAGTCGCGACAAACGGGATTAGGGGGATGCCTAGGACCGATTCGTCTTCAAGGGTCCAGCGCTCTTGCTCACCCTGGTTGCTGGCCTTCAGGACGAACAGGCGACAGGTTACGGCGCCTTCTTTTTCGGGCTGGTCAAAGACCCGAACGGCAGGGCGCGTGATCTGGTGGAACTCATCCTCAGGGTCAGGCTCAGAAACGCTGTCGCGGATTCGGAGCTGGGTGAGCCGTTCGCCGTAGGTGACGGAATCACCGACCTGGATGGTGTCCGTGGTTGTTTGCCAGCCCAGGACATCAGCCATCGGAACCAAGCTGAAGTAAGGCCGCAAACCGAGCGCCTTTTCCTGCGCGAGGTTTAGGACGCCTTCGACTTTGGGGAAGTCGATGAGGATGCCTGCCCAGCCTGAGTCGATGGCAGATTCGAGGAGACGGCGGGAGAAGATGGTGAGGGAATCGCCGTCGAGGGTGGCGTTATTGAAGAGGGCTTCCCATTCGGGGGTGGAGAGTTCGTCAGCGAGGGAGATGGGTTTACGGAGTGCGGTGCCGATGGTGACGCTTTTTAGGGAGCGGTAGAAGGGCTCGAAGGAGGAGAGTGCGGAGGAGAGGCGTATTGAGTATGCGGAGTCAGATTCGTAGCAGTTTTGAGGGATATAGGTTTGGGCGGCTTCTTCGAGGAAGAGTTCAGGGCGGGAACAGTAGGAGGTAGGTATTAGGAAGGGGAGTGCGGCAGATTGCTGGTCGGAGTAGACCGCTACGGAGGCGAAGGGATCGTTAGCGGTATTGCGCTGAGTACGACGGAGGTCGGAGTTGTAATCAGCGGGTGGTAGGGAGGAGATGGCCATGGAATCTTTGCTTGAAGTTGTTTGTTGGGAGAAGCCCCCCCTCTCGCTCGGTTCCCTCGCTGTCCCCCCCAGGGGGGGGGAAGATGTGGGGTTTTATTGAACGTGGGGACGATTAATGAGAACGGCTTGTTGTGGGAACGACCTCCTACCCCACCCACCTCCGTAAGCTTAATTTGAAGTCAAGGGTGTGAATGAGAGTGAGGTTGAGTTTTGGTCCAGATAAGGGGAGGCGGAAGGTGATGGGGATGAGGGCGGAGCATTGTTGTGAGGTGAGATTGGATGGAGAGGTTGTTGGGTTGTTATTGAAGGGGGGAGGGGTGTGTGAGTACAGGGGGAAGGCGATAGGTAGGAAGGGATTGGAATGGGTGTGTGGAGGGGATAGCCGTGATGTGGTGGGGAAATTGCTGGAGAGCCTGGCTAGCTAGGTTTGAGTGAAACCAAGGTTGGCTATGGATGGGATGGGAAACGTGAGCCCGGCTGACCTGGATAAGGTGTTGAAGGACCTGCAGGACGCGATGAAGGGGTTGAGGATCCATGAGGGATTGAGGAATGCGAGCACAGCAGAGCTGCGGGCTGAATTGAAGCGTCGACAAAACAACCAGAATTAACTACGCTTGGCGGTGAACGAATTAGCTAGCGCGTGCTGCGAACCACCACCGAACGCTTTGTGCTGAAACGGGCCTGTGATGGGCTCTACTTCCAAGAACCGCCAGTGGGGTCGATTAAGGAATGGACGGATGTTGTTGAGGATGCGCGGACATGGGCCGATCTAGATAGCTGCTGTGCTGCAGCCTTCACGTGGTTCCGAATTAAGGGCCAACAGCTTGAAGTTCATGGGATCTGTGGATGACCGAAAACCAGTGGTATGTGCTGCTTGATCGCCACGGTGATCAGGTGATTGCTGTGGCTAAGACCACCCCTATTCATGTGGACTTTTTTGAGGAATTCATTGAGTCGATCATTAATCGGCCGATGGCTTACAAGATGGCGTGGAACATCAGCAACCACGAAGGTGGTGCGATGTGGTTCAGGGATTTGCAACGCCACTTAGAGGATGCTGCCTGTTCCCTGATTGATTCACCATGTATTGGGCGGACACACGGGATGATTGCCAGCCCTGTGGTGTTTACGGGCATCAAGGACGATGAGGGCAAGATCCGTTTACTGGATCGCGACATTGCTCACCAGCTGGCTGACCAGCTCAAACGCAATTCACCGATTTGCGTTGAAGGCGACTTGATCCTGTCGACCAACACGCTGCTAAGCAAAATTGAACGGTGATCAAGCCAGATCGGCGAGACGCTTTTCTAATTGTTTGATCCGACGTTGCAGGCGCTGATTTTGCTCAAGCGCTAGGGCTGCAATCGTGAATGGATCCTGGCCGGAACTTGCTAGTTCACGGCGCATGTAGAAACTTTGGGTGTTTTCAGAAGCCATAGAGAACCCCTGATTATGTCCGCACTGTAACTCATGCCAAGTTAGCTAACCGCGGTAGAGTGGGTGTGGATGCCACCACAGCATGAACACCAACCCCACACGGCAAGAGGTCGTGGACCATCGCGATGAGTATCTGGTCGCACGCGAAGAAGTCCTGGACAGGTATTTCGTCCTGGAAGACTTGCTTGCTAACAGCGCTGACTTCGCGCCGGAGGACGTGCAGGCCATTCACGCGGGCTTGGCTGAAGTTGATAACACCTTGAAACACATCAATGACCGTTTGGCCGAAATGCAAGCGCTGTTGCAGGTGTTTGAGGACCGCACGGCAGAACCGGCATTGATGCAACCCAAACAACCGCTGATCCGCACGGAACACGTTATTGCGGCTGGGTTCTTCGTGGTAGTGCTGGTGGCCTGCCTGTTGATTTAGCCGTAGATCTGGATGCCGCGGCTCATCGTGCGGCGTGAGCCACCAAGGGCACCCCAGACGAGATAACGGAAGGCATCACCAGCGTGGCTGTAATCATTGGCGCCCCCCTTGATCGGTCTTCCGAGCTCGTCATAACTCCAGCGCTCTAGGGAGTCGACGGTGTGCTTCGCACGAAGATCGTTGACACGAACCAACCCTCGATGCAGCAGAGCATTGGCATGGGCGAAGGATTCCGCCACTTGCGGGTTCTTCCGTTCGGCCTGCACCGTGATGCCGCTTTCCCTCAGGATCTGATGATCAGTCTTGGTTGATGCCGTGCTCTGAGCTGCACCTGCGGCGTCTGGATAGCAAACCAGCTGTTTCCTGATGATCTGATTGCCGTAGGTCCGCTGCAGGTATTGCGCCGTTTCATAGGTGTTAGTGGTGACGAAGCTCTGAACGACATGCAGCACCCGCTGCTGGCCTTCGGCACGGATTACGCCTGCACAGCCATGGCAGATCCCCACGTTGAAGTCCAAGCCCACAACGACGTGATCATCTGGACCAATCAACTCACTAGACGCGCAACGCTTGCGGTCGTATTCGCTGAAGATGCTGGCCTGGGCCAGGTTGACGAACTCACCGTTCAGATAACTCTCAATCAGGGCAGGTGGGTACTGGTCCCGCAGGCTTTGGATGTACTCCGGCGGCAAGTAGGGGTTATCGGTGGTTTTGGCGCGGATCAGCTGTTTGCTGTTATCCATGTTTTCCACAAAGAAGTCGTGGAGGAACCCGAAGCCCTCTGGTGTGGAGCAAACGGCAATCTGGGGACGCGGGCCCGTTCTGATCCTGCCCTGTAGAAGGCGGAAGGCGGTGGTTGCCACCTGCGGTTTCACGGTGTCGATCTCGTCCACGCAAGCCCATGCCGCGTTGACGCCCCTGATTTTCGTGTAGTTCTCGAACGAGCGGAGAAGCACCTTTGAGGTTTGCCCGTCAGGGCACCTGACATGGACTTCGGCCGCGGCTTTATGCAGGGTGTAATCAACCCCCCAGTCATCCCAAATGTCCTGCATCTGGGGAATCAGGATGTCGTTCAGGAGCCCGTAAGTTGGCTCAAGCGCGATCCCCGTAAATCCGGGGTTGTCGTAGCAAAGCTGCAAAATCTTGACGGTCAGGCTGTAGCTCTTCCCAGCGCCGAATCCAGCCACTAGCCCGACGTGACGGATCGTCTTTTCCTCCAGGAAAGCTCGCTGATGAACGAGGAGCGAATCAAGCCGCTTCTGTTCTTTGAGCTTCGAGACCTTCTCCTCTAGCTCAGGATTGTCGCCACCCCTGACCAGTGACTGGATGGTCAGATCTTTGTGAAGGGTCTTGGTCAGAATGGACCCAGAACGCTTTTTAAACCCCATGGCCTCGCCTCCGTACAAAACAACGTCCAGTAACAAGTCCCGCGGGAAGAACCCGAGCATTGAGGCCTTGAGCTCTGCATCCCGTGCCAGCCGCACGCCGTTCACACGCGGCGATGGGGATTCTTCCAGCAGCCTTACGGAAGAGGCAGTGCGCGGTCATAGCCGCCCGAACTGGAAACAGAAGGTCACCAGCGACGGCCGCCCGATCAGCTGACAACTCAACCCGCCTCATAAGCCTTTTCGTGATTTTCGGAATCAAGCTCCTCGAGGCGGGTATTAAGACTTTCGACGCCCAGGCCTTCTGACCAAAGGCCTGACGCGGTGGTGGCGGTCTGATTCAGGACGGTCATGAACTTCGTAGCTCGATCAAGCGTCCAATCCTCATCGTTGCTGTTGTCGATGGCCATATCCGTCTTGGACAACACCTTGGAAGCCAGCACCGACAGATCCTTGCCAAGGGTCTTTTGGAAACGCTCGAATTCTTCGAGCTCAATCCGCATTTTCTCGCGGCGCGTTTCCGCTTGAATTCGCGCCTTATTGGCCAGATCCCATCTATCGAAGAGTTCGGCGCGAAACGCCCAGCGATTGTCACGCTGGAGAGCGGAGAGCGTCTTCTGATCTGGCGTTCGTTTGATCTGATCGTCGGCCAGCAGCGCTTTCACCGTCTCGGCGATTGAACGCTGGGGACCAAGCCCCTCAAATGTTTTGTAGTAAAGGTAGTGAAGCGCAGATTCACCTGCTTGTTGCTGCCACGCCTTCAGTTCACTTCCGTGAACGACTTCAAGTGGGGAAGACATAACTAATCATGGCGCCGCCATTTCTTGATCTAATTAAAGCGAATTGGGAAGGGGCTTGTCCTTGCCAGCCTAGCCAAGGCGGTATAATGGGACCATGACACCCCGAACCATGGTTGCCAAGCTTGATCTAGATCCTGAACATCTCTGGGAGGTGTATCAGCGCACCGGCAGCCTCAGAGCGGCAAGTCGGGAGATCGGGGCGGGTCATATGCTCATCAAAGCCCACCTGCAAAGAGCTGGTTACACCGTCGAGAAAAAAGAGACGGGGCAGTCCATGCACCCCAAATTTAAAATTTATATTCGTCCCGAGCAATTCGAAGCGCTCGATAAGCTCGCCCACGAACGCGGCGTTGAGAACCGCCACGAGATAGGCCGCCAGCTGCTGGACAAAGCCCTCAAAGAAGAGCTGAAGGACTGGAAGCCGACCGTTTGAGCCTGATGCAGTTACAGCAAAGAGGATCCCGCACCTTGTACAAGGGCGGGTCGCTGGTGGAGCTTGTCCACATCATGCGAAACCACGCATTAGAGCCTTGCCCGAGCGTTGACGCCTACATGCAGGCGTATTCAGAGCGGATGCAGAAATGGGATGGGTCAAAGATCAGGACCACCAGCGCGACAGAGTTTCTGCAGGACTTGCAGCGCTGCGGTGAGGTGCGGATCTGGGAAGATTGGCGACCTTATCGACCAGACTAATTAAGGCTGGTATTCTGGGTCAGCCCACTGCCACCACAGGATGGACTTCAAACCCATTTCCACGTTGATCAAACCTGAATTCAACGCGGACAACCACAGCTACAGCTTCGACGGTCAACCCCTGCCAGGCGTTAGCTACCTGATGGAACAGATCGGGGTAAAGGAGCCCTTTGATCGGACCTTTTGGTTTCAAAGCCTGATCCGCAAGGGCATGACCGAAGAAGAGGCCATTGAGCACATGGACATGCGCTGTCAGCTGGGCATTGCCCGCGGCAATGGCTTGCATGGTTATGTCGAAAGCTGGATTAAGGGCGGTAGGCCTAACGCAAAGGATTTCTGCCCGCCTGAGCTGCCATCACTTGATCCCTATGTGGCTGGCTTCCATGAGTTTCTGGCTCACTACGAAGTCAGCAGCGTTCTGCTCTGCGAGCAACCGCTGGTCAATCCCATTGCCATGTATTGCGGCACCGTGGATTGTCTGGCCGTCACGCCAAACGGCTTGATGACGATTGATTGGAAGACCACGGAAACGCTGAAGAAGTATCGGCGGCACGAATGGCAGTGTTACCAACAGGTGCTTTATGCGGCTGCCATCAACCGCTGCTACATCCTCGACCGACCCGTTGATAAAGGGATGTCGGTCACGTTTGCGGAGGATGGCTGGAAAGTTCAGGAATGGCCAACTGAACTGTTCATGCCTCGATGGGCTGAAGTGAAACAACTAATTTGGGATTTCTGGCACGAGCAACTTGAGCTTGGTCAGATGACTGAATGGCCCGGTGCTGCACCGCGTGCCATTGAAGCGATGCAGCGCCAATGGGGCGCCAAAAAGCAGCCTGCTGCTGTCTGATTACCACCACCAACACAACAGATGATTCTCAGCGACAACAGCCTCTATTCGCTAGCTAATAACGGCATGGTCACGCCGTTTGAGCGGAGCAACGTTCAGGGCTCAAGCATTGATCTGACCCTGGGGAACAGCATCAAGGTTGAAGCCACCACCGGCTCTGGTGGAGAGTGGTTTGAAGTTGACCTCAGTGAACAGGGCTATTCCCTGGATCCAGGGGAGTTCATCCTGGCCCATACCGAGGAGGTGATCAGCGTGCCTGAGGGTTGCGCTGCAATGGTGCTGCTGCGCTCCTCAGCTGCTCGCGCTGGCTATGAGCACAGCCTGGCGGGATGGTGCGATCCAGGGTTTAAGGGGCAGATCACTTTGGAGCTTCGGAACAACCTTCGCTTTCGTCAGCTGCCAGTTAAGCCAGGGATGCGCTTATGCCAGCTGATCGTTCACAGGCTGGATGGACAAGCTGCTAACCATTACGGCTTGCGGGGCAACTATCAGGGACAGATGGGAGTGACCGCTAGCAACAACAACTTTCAGAAGGTGGCCTGATGGGGATGAACAAAAACACCACGAACAAGCGGCTGAAATCAGTGACCATGTGCCTCAACCCTGAGGAGTATCAGGAGCTGGTGAACAAGGCTGAACAGGTTGGGATGAAGCCGTCTGTTATTGCTCGCCGCTTGCTGCTTGAACACATCCGCTTCTATGCCCAATGAAATCTGACAAGTACGTCATTCCCGGTTCACTAGGCATCTGGCGTTACAAACAGCGAGAAGGACCTCCAGTGGTTTACATCGTCCACATGCCGCACAAGTTCACCACTCGCCCCTTCTCTGACAAGAAGGAAGCGATCAAGTTCATCAAATGGCCCAAGTCAACACCAACCGGCCAAGCCATCCGGGAATGGTTCGATCAATTTGATGATGAGAACGTGGTGGCGAAGCCTGCCGACGAGTTCCACCAGCAGATCAAAGCTGAAGGGTTCGGCCCTGAGGCTCACATTGAGGAAGAGGAACCAAACGCCAACACACGAACGGTGATCTAGGACGTCTTTTTCAGATCCTGGCTCATCAAGCCTGTGAATGTGCCGTGCAAGGGATGCTCACGCTTGTCACGGCCATCTGCAACGTAAAGCTTTTCCATCAGCTTGATGCGCCGGATCATTTCAGGAACGTTTTCAGCGCCGTAGGCAAGGGTCATTTCTTTTTAGAGGTGGGGCGTTTCTTGGCGGTGCGGGCGGCGCGCTTGAAGTCCGCGTCTTTGGGGCGGCGAGTCTTCTCGCCGGCCTTTTTCTTTTTGCCAGCTCCAAGTTTTTTGAGGTTGATTGACCGGTAGAGGCCGGGCTTCTGGCGCTTCAGCTTTTTGATTTTTTGAGCCTTGGACAGCTTTTTGGCGGCCATGGGCCCAAAACGCATCAGCAAATCCAGCTTAGCTAGTTGCCATGCGTAGCTAGCAGTGGTATGGTTCAAGGCAACGGGGCAAGCCCCGCAACCACCACCACTTCAACAACGTGATTTTCCGCACGCTCATCGCACCTGCTTTCGCTGCCATGTCGGCACTGCAGCCCGTCGCAGCCATGCAGCAGGTGCCCGCAGGCTTCGCCTACGTCAACAACTCCGACGAAGGCGACTTGTATTTCATCAAGCAAGTTGCCAAGTCTGGCGACCTGCAATTCACCCAGATCCACGCCATCGCCCCTGATGGCGACGCCTACACCGTCACCTACACGTTCAACTGTGCAACCCGCCAATACAAGAGCGGCGATCAGTGGAAATCTCCCAACCCCAACACCGTTGGCGTGGAGTGGATGGACCAATCCTGCAACTGATCACCACGACTAGCTAACCAACCATCATCAAAACCATGAACCTGATCAAAGCCACCGTTGCAGCCGCCGCCGTCGTGACGTGCTGCCTTGGCAACGAAATGCCTGCTCGCTCCGACAGCTTCACTTGTATGGATCTGGGCCCTGGATATACAACCTGCTCAGGGTCAGGCGGCAGCCACACATTCATGGACCTTTCTCCTCGCCCCCTTGATATGGGCCTGCCTTCTCTTGATGAGCCCTTTGACAGTGGCATCAGGACCTGCAGCACTTTCGGTTCCACAACCACCTGCTTCTGATGACCTGGCGTTTTAGACGAAGCTTCAGCCTCATCCCTGGAGTTCGCATCAACCTCAGCAAGAACGGCTTCTCAAGCATGAGCATCGGCCGACCTGGCGCCACACTCAACATCCCCATTGCTCGCGATGGGGGCGTTCGTGGCACCGTCGGCATCCCTGGCACTGGCCTTAGCTACAGCGAGGAGTTCGAGTCCCGCAAGCCTGATCTAGACGGCATGCCAGACCCGAACACCTGCACGTGGGCGGAATGGCAGGAAGCCTGGGAAAAGCGCGAAAACAGCAAATGACCACCAACACCACCACAACCAACCACCAATGAAACAACGCGAATTTCTTTCGGGTCGCTGGACCAAATCCTTAGGAGACGGACCAATTGCAAGATTTTCAATCGTCCTGCCTGCTGAAATGAAAGACAGGTTAAGAGCAGAAGCGCTAAAGCAAGGGACAGACTGCTCAGAGTTGACTCGATCAATTCTCAGAAGAGCTCTGTATTAACCAACGGCCCCGAAAGGGGCCTTTATTTATGGGACCTGCCTGATGGCAATCAATGCACCTGGAAGCTCCCCTTCGGCGGCGTAACGCTTGATCGCCGATGTCCTGGCTATACGGGCATCGTCCTGATAGGCAACGTTTGACAAGGCGTCTTCCGTGCTTCTCAGCAGCTTGCTGATGTCGGGCCGGGTGGAATGCAGAAGAGGGGCGCTTGGTTTGAGCTTGTCAGCGTTCTTGCCTGTGCCGTAGTGCGAACGGGGGCGCGGGAACACAAACTCAACTTGCATCTCAACCGCCCCCATTAAAGGCTGCGCACCTTCGGCCACGGCGGCATCAGTCACAGCAGCGCGCCACGATTTGACGTGTTTACACGATTCGATCATCACGCCATTGCCGACCATCCTTTTGCTGCCTTGGGGCATCGGGATGTGTCCACGGACTTTAATTGTGATCTGTTCGTTCATCAAGCCAATGCGGCGGTGGTTCCTTTGTGAATTCCTGGTCGACAGCTCTGCGGTAATCCCGTTGCCATCCCCGATCCCTTGCCCACAACCAGCCGCGCACTGAAGAACGGACCCGTTGCGGGCGCAGTTTGATTACGCGATAGCTGGGAGCTTCTTCGCTGGCTTCTCCACCATTACCGTTGCGGGTAGGTTCAGCTGGCATTGATTGATCACTCCTGCTCTGAAACGTAATTTGCGCAGCGCGCTGTCGCGGATCTGCCGCGTGCGCTCACGGCTGACACCATCACGCCCGCTGCCATCCAGGTTCACCAGCGTTTTGCCAATGTCGCTGAGCTTCATCGGCTTATCAGCTTCAATGCCGTAATAAGAGAGGATCACCGTTCGTTCCCGGTCGTTCAAACAAGACAGCATCTGTTCGTCCAGGTTGTACTCATCCAGGCTTTCATCAAAAGCCTCACGACGAATGGGTTCTTCTTTGTCGTGGATCAGATCCAGCAGCATCGTCCAATCGTCATTGCCGACATTGGTGTGAAGGCTGGTGATAGGGGCAAAGGCTTCCAGCGTTTCACGTACTTTGTTTTCGCTGATGCTGAGGATTGCGCCGATCTCGGTAAGGCTTGGCTGACGGAAATGCGCCTGCTCGAATTCGGCAGTAACTCTGCGGATCTTGTGATGCAGTTCTGAGATATGAAGCGGCAAGCGGATGGAACGGGTCTGCGAGTCGATAGCCCGCGTCATCGCCTGACGAATCCACCAGTAGGCGTAGGTGCTGAACTTGTATCCCCTGGTGTGATCAAATTTTTCAACAGCACGGTTGAGGCCAATGCTGCCTTCTTGGATCAGGTCGATCAGTTCAAGATTGAAGAAGGAGTATTTTTTAGCTACAGCAACCACCATCCTGAGGTTGCCTTCAATCATTCGTTTTCGCGCTCGCTGCCCCATGCGAACCGCGCGCAACTGCTGCGGTGTTCGCTCAGAAGGCGGCACTTCTTCTTCAACCGCTAAACCAGCTTGAACTTTGCGGGAAAGGTCGATTTCTTCGGCTGCAGTCAGAAGGGGGATTTTGCCAATTCTGGACAAATACAAACCGAGAGCATCTTTCATGCGTGGGATAAATGCGCATGGACCGCACCATACAAAAAAATCCCACGATTAGCTAGCAAAGGCTGCGAATAAGTCCAAACAGCAGAAAACCCCCAGCCGGTATGCGGACTGAGGGTTTTCCCCGATGCCGCATGCAAGCGACAGTCGGACGGGACCACGCAACCACCACAGAAGTGTGGCCCCGCGATGTAGTCATCATACCACGTAGCTAGGGCTGGTGGCAAAGTTTGGCGATGCGCGACATCACAACATGCGCTACATGGACCATAAGGAATGAATGCATACCTAAAGCGCACATAGACTCTCACTGGACTTTAGGCGTGCCTGGCGAACTCCCCATGCAACTCCTCGCGCTTTGCTCTGACCGCTTCCAGGGCTTCCTCCTTGGTCTTATGGCACCCGAGGTAGTGACTGACCTTGTTCACCTGAACACGCGCCATCCAGCGCTGGCTGGACTTGTCAAAGCGAACGCCTTTGTCAGGGCGCGACTGATTCATCATGTTCTGGCTATGGGTGGCCTCCCGCAGGTTGCTGATGCGGTTGTCAAAGCCGTTCCCGTTGCGGTGGTCGACCCGCCCCGCAGGGTCAGTCCCGTAATACAACTTCCAAGCAATGCGGTGCTCAAGAAACGATCCCTGCGGGTGGAACGTAATAGATCGGTATCTAGGGGTTTTGTTGCCAGCGCGGTCACCTGCCTTTACAGCGTGCCCGTTGCCTACTTTCCAGGTCAACACGCCAGTTTCGGGGCAATAGTTCAGCTTCTCCTGCAGAAACTCCAGTGGCGGGAGGGGTTTTGAGTTATGCATAAAATCACTTTAGCCTATGCAAGGTGCTCCACAACCGAACAAGATTCAGCATTAGAAGCTCAAATAGTTCGGCTAAAAGAAGCGGGCGCAGAGAAAGTTATTAGCGAACTTATTTCAGGAAGGAATAACGAAAGGCCAGGGATCCTCGAGGCCATGGCCATGGTGAAAAAGGGGATGGTCAAAGAACTGCTGGTGACGCGGGTTGATCGTCTGGGTCGTGACGCGGGTTACGCGGACCAACTGCTGGCTTTATGCCAAGACAGCGGGGTGATCGTTCGGGCGCTCGATGGAGGGGAGATCGAGACGGCAAGCCCTCAGGGATTTCTGATGGCCCGCATGATGACTTCGATGGCTGAGATGGAATCGAAAATGCTGTCCATGCGCATCAAACGAAGCTTTGCGGTATACAGAGCTCAAGGACGTCACTTAAAGCGCAGGTTGATCTTCGGCTACACGAAGGGTGAAAACTTCAAGCTCGCCCCGCATCCTGAGAATTGGGACAAAGCCCTGTATGTGATCGAGCTACTCAAAGAGCTTGGCTCGTTCACGAAGGTCAGCCAACGATTAGGGAAGGAAGGTTTCCCGTGGACTCCCGCCTCATCGAATTTAGAATTTTGGTTCGTCAACCCAACAATCCGCGGCCACCTTCCCCACCTATGGGATCGCAGCAGCGGCAAAGGCTGGAAAGCCAACTGGAAGGAGACCTATTTTGACCAACACCCTGCCCTGATCAGTGAGCACGATTGGCGCGAGCTGGCCGACAAGCTCCGCAGGGTCAAGAACAACTTTGAGCAAACAGGCAAATCCCCAGGACATGGCCTGACGGGCGTTCTGTCCTGCATGAGTTGCGGCCATAACCTCAGACGCAACACCAGCCAAGGAACGGTCTGGTGGTCCTGCCGCAACCGCAATTGCAGCGCTCGTGGTCGCGGCAAGGAAATCGACCTGATTCAGCTTGCTGCTGTTGAGTCAGCCAAGGCTGCCAAGCGCCTCGCCCAGCTAATGGCAACGCCGCAAGCGGAAGATCCGCGGGTGGCAATGAAACGGGCTGACCTGCAAGCTCTGCAGGCTCTTGCTGTTCGTAACCCGTCAATGCTTCCAGCCGTGGAAGCATTGAAAAATGAGATCACTGCAATGCAGCAGACGGACGCGCCTCAAGTCGACGTGAGCCGATATGAGGCCTTTACCCGCGATCCAGAGCTGTTTCTAGATCAGTCGCCTGCCGTTCAGCGAGCGCTTTTTCTGCACGTCCTACAAACGATTCAGGTAGGTCAGGGAGGGGTTGCCCAGTCCGTTCCGCGTGTCGCTTGATCGCGATGATCAAAGCGTCCCTGGCTGAAAATTCCATAACTAGCTAGCGGAGTGATCAGAGGTGGCGCCACCGGCTAAGGACATGTGGCGAATGATGTTCAGCAACTTGCGGGCGGCATCTTTGGTGGGCTGCCATCCGTGGGCTTTGCCGTCGGTGCTGACGACTTGGTAGCCGCCATCCATGGCGGCCAGATGAAACCGAGGGTAGCTAGTCAAGATGCCTCCGCAGCAAGGTAAATATCCAGGGCTTCGAGAATGCCGCTGATCTCATCCTGAATCTGTGTGATCCGATAGGTGATCGAAAGCTTTCCGATCTGGTCCAAGTAGTCGTGGTGAACCTGCTGAATCGCCTCTAGCTGAAACGTTCGGGAGTTGAGCAGGCTGAAAAGCACGCTGATAGTGACCACAACGCTGTCCGAACGGGCGGCACCTTCAAGAATGTCTGGGAGCTCGATCTCAAGGGCTTCAACGCTTTTGCCGATGTGCTCGACGATTTCGCAGACGGAATCCGCCCTTGTGGCCAAGTCCTTGGTCATGCTGATTTTGTGGTGATCGCCCCGTCAGCCTACCACCCTTAGCTAACGGTGGCACACGTTTGGGGAACGTGCCTTCTGTTTAGGTCCACCCCCCCAGTTCTGGCAAGGACTTACGCATTAAAAAAGCCCCGCTGTTGCGGGGCATCTGATCTGTCGGACTAGCTAGCCAGTAGCTGCGCCGCTTCAACAACTTTTGAATGCGCCTCCTGCACCGCCTGAACCCTGATGGCGAAACCTGGATCCTTCAGGTTGCCGCCAATCTGGTTTAACTCTTGGATGGCTTTCTGAGCTTGGTTCAACCTCTTCTGAGCATCTCGCCAGACCAGCTCAAAATGCTCTGGATTGTCCTTCAAGGATGCCGCAGTGACATAAACGCCAGGGTCCTTCGGCTTCTCATATTCAAGCTCTCGAACGTTGTAGTAAAGCGGCGTTGGCGCCGGGTCTTTGTCGTACCAAACTTCAACCCACTTGATCAGGTCGCGGCTTTGGTGCTTGCGATATTCGTTCGCCGCAACGTCATTACGCCACTCAAAGCACTCATGCAATGGAGCCTGTTCAGGCTCGGATGCATCCACAACACCTTGCGCTGTTAATGCACCTTGATCGGCCTCAATGTCAGCCAAGGCTTCGCCGACATTGTCGGCCGTTAGTCCGTGCTTGGTTTTGGATCCGTCCCTGAATGCGTAGCTGGTCATTGATTAGCTAGTGATGGTTGATAAGAGTATGGGGCAAGCGGCGACTAAAAGCCACCGCTTGCAGTTGCCGCGTCATGCCCGTGCAATCCGCGCCCAGCCGTGCGACGCCAGCTGAGCCGCGCCAGGTCCTGCCAGGTCCTGCCTGGCCCCGCCATGCCGCGCGCTGCCCAGCCATGCCTGCCGCGCCTTGCCCAGCCTGGTCACGCCGAGCCACGCCTGCCGTGCCTTGCCTCGCCGCACCGTGCCGCGCCATGCCCAGCCATTTCCTGCCTTGCCGAGCCTGCGTTGCCCAGCCAAGCCTAGCCCTGCCGTACCGCGCCTCACCGCGCCGCACCTGGCCTCGCCTGCCGTGCCTAGCCCGGCCACGCAGCGCCGAACCCTGCCTTGCCGCGCCTGCCGTGCCCCACCCTGCCTTGCCAAGCTCGGCCACGCCCTGCCATGCCTGCTGTGCCATGCCTCGGCGCGCCATACCTCGCCCGGCCATGCCTGGCCTCGCCTGCCGTGTGAAGCCACGCCTTGCCTCGCCCGGCCCCGCCTGGCCATGCCGGGCCGTGCCTCGCCTCGCCTGCCGTGTAAAGCCGTGCCGGACCCCGCCCTGTCTTGCCATAACTTGCCTCGCCTGCCGTGCCGTGAATAAAGGGGGCCGCAGCCCCCATTGAGCAGGTCAAGGTCACTCAAGACCAGCGACTTCAAACAGACCGTTCCCTAAACCAGCAGAAGATTTGGAATCAGGGCGACCTTCACCGATGCCGACCTGCATGCCAACGCGGGCAATCAAGTTCAAAACATCTTGTTCGCTCAACATTCCATTATCAAAACGGATCCGCAGGTTTGCTGTCCAAGGGAAATAAGTCGGACGCGGGCGCAAGTCGATAACACCTGAACTGTTCCGACAAGGCGAGGTGATGATCTTGTGATCTCCGTAAATCCGAACGAGCGGGGTGCTGTCTTCCTCGTCAAAGCCATCGGCCTCAACGAACAGAGCGAGCTTGGCCTTCGTCATCACGAAGCCAGCAGCGCGACAAGCGCTGATCGCTGCGTTACGGAACGAAGCGGCGTGGATGCCATCCCAGCCATCATCAGAGATGTGACGGGCGGCGTTACCAACAGCTTCAAAGTCTTTGGCTTCCCGTTTTTTCTTAGAGCTTGATTGACTGCCAGCCTCCTGCTTGGCCTGCATCTCGGCTTGAGCTTTGCTGCTGAATTTGTTTATTACCAGCGGTGCAGTTCCTTTGAGCTTGAATCCGATGGTGCAGAAATCAGGAGCGCTGATCAGCAGGGCTTTGCCTGCCTTTGTGGCGGTTGAAGTCATGGTGGTTTCGAAAAAGGTGCCCGAAGGCGTGAATAGCGAAGCCGTTGCCTCGCTTGTGCAAACAATACCACAGCTAGCTAGCACAGGCAATAAAAAAGCTCCGCATTTGCGGAGCCTTGAATCTGTGGGGTGTTGATCAGTTCGCTTTGAACGTTGCAATCACCCGTGATGCCACTGCCTCGGCATCGTGTCGGTTGAGTTTGCCGCGGCCTGCTGCCAGTGCAGCAGAGACAGCGGCGGCATAGTTGCCCTTCAGCTGTTTGCCACCGTGAAGGCGATCCATGATCGCCCCCTGAATCCAGACCGTTCGGAACTGGTCTCGTTTGATGGCTGCTTGTTCAACCTGTTCGAGCACTTCGGGATCAAGCCGAAGTTTGACCTCCTTACCCGCTGCCATCAGAACGGCGCCCACTCTGCGGACGCAGGCTCAGCAGAAGAGCCATCAGCCTTGGCGGCCTTGCGGGCAATCTCTGCCTTTTGTTCGGTCCAGTCGCGGATTTCAACCTTAATTACTGGTTTGTTTCCCTCGGGTGCGTTCTTCCATGCGGAAGCATCGAGCTTCACAACTTCAACACCATTTCGCTCATCCATCACGGTCGGCAGCTCTTTGGCTTGATAAGCCTGAGAGAGGTCACGAAGCACGGTGATAGGAATCGACAGAGAGCCACGAGCATCGGGCTGACGGCTGCCTTCCGTCTTGTACTGGTTTGGCCAAAGGGCCAGATCAAAGCCTTTCATAGATCCTTGAAGTCAAGTGTTTGCCGGTGCCGTCCCTGGACAGCGTGCCAATCTTAACTAATCGCGGTCCAGTTATCAAGAGCTGGATTCACGACGCGATAGACCATCGTTCGACGCGCATGGCTCTTGCTGCTTTTCATCGCACGGAGTTCGCCCGTTTCGATCAGCGCGCCCATCTTCTTGAGCCCCATCGTCAACCCACCCCATGCGTTGTGGTGATGAGGAACGATGCCCTGCTGTTCGCAGGTCAGACGGAAATCTTCTGACGTTGCCTCCCGTCCAGCCCAGACACGCAAAATGCAGGCGATGGCTTTCTGGCGAAAGTCAGAGCCTGCATTGGTTGTCACTTTGGCCAGGTTGAAATCCCGTTCTTCCTTGGCAGCGCCCGGAGATGGCCAGGACCAATCCAGCGCGCCGCCGTAAGGATCCGCCTCAGTTACGGGCGGATTGCTGGGCCTTTCGCTGACGGAACTGCTGCTTTCGGGCTTGCGGTCAGATCCGCGTTGCCCGAGGGAACCCCAGTCGGACGACGCCCAGCTGAAGTCGTGTAGGTAGGTCCCGCGTTCAGGTTGTTTGTTGTGACGCTGAGGCCGGTGCGGCTTGGCACCGAATAACTCTGGCTGTAATAGGCCATCGGGTTGGGGGGCACTGCTGCCCCCATTCTGACGGGTTGTCATCGCTAGCTAGTCCCTTACCAACCTGCGCCTAATCCTGCATTGGCCGGCGCTGCCTTGCCGTTGCTGGATGCACGCTTGGTCTTGATGCCTGATGCGGTGTTGCCGTCATCATCGGCACCGGCCGTGATGCCGAGCAAGCCGCAGACGTTGTAACGCTGCGCATAAGTTTCACACCCGCCAACCTTCTGCGGAGCTGGATCAGTCACAGGGAAATAGCTGCTGCGCCATCCGCCTGACTTGAAGTGGGTGATCGTGGTGACGAAATAGAAGCGCTCGCCAACGATGACGCCTGCGGTGGAAATGCCAATCCCTTGCTTGAGCAAAGCAGGCGTGACAGCTGACAGCACGTCTTCTAGCGGTGCGTAGCTGGATTTGAAATGAGGGTTGTTGGCGGACTTGGTCAGGTCGACAAAGTCAGGGCGAGCCTTGGAGATGGCTTCATCCAGCGCCTTAACGCCGTCGATGTCTGGCCCGCTGTTGGGAGAAAGCATGGAGATGCGGTGGTTGACCCCTTTACTGTACCAGTATTGGCTAGCCCGGCAGTGAGCCGAAAAGAGCGTTTCTAGCCAGTCAGGTCCAGTTAACTGGTGCTTAAGCGGACTGTCGTCTTAAAATCAAAGTTCATGTAACGCTTAATACGCGAATTGTTGAAACGGCATTGCACGACGCAAGCGGAAGCTGATTGGTGCTGGCGAAATCGCCAGGTTCTTATGGAAGCAGCAAATGAATCTGAAATTCAGATCCTGGTCACAGTTGCAGGACACGATCTAGCTTTTCGGGCGACTTCTCAATCTCCAGCAAAGTCTTTAAATCAAACTTGACTTCTGTCATTGCCGTTAGCGCCACGCAAACGGCTAGTGATTCGGTTTCAGCCTCAGCAGCGCTAAAGGAATCCAAGCCCATCACAACGGTTTTCAGCCGCAACACGCGGGATTCGTCTTGTGATGGGTAGAACTTCGCCAGCTGGTCCAGGTTGTCAAGGATGTCGCCTGGCAACGACTGCAGGACATAGCGAACACAACGGCCAAGGTCTTCGATGGCGAAAGTTTTTGGCGGATCAACAGCAGACCAGTCGACTTCAAGCCAGTCGCTAGGCAAAAAACATTCTTGAGCAATGCCTAGAAACAGCTCTGCAAAATCAGCCGTAGCAAATGGCGCACCGTCTCCTTTCGTGACAGGCGGGATGAGATTCAGCAGTTCACGCAACGAGCTGTTTGCCGGATCAATCTTTTTGACGTGATAGTTAAAGGCGGCGGTGTTCAGAGCTCCAAAAGCGTCAAAGGTGTAAATGCTGATTTGCTTTTGCAGGCCAACGCGCAAGCCTGAAAGCTGAGCAGAGTGCAGACGGTTGTCTCCTAATGCCATCTCAGTAGCGCGACAAAAGGAAGCGGAGTTAAGGGTTGAACGCTGGAGCCAGGTTTGGAGACATGAAGCAAACACTTCACGCCCCTTCAAATGACGGGGGAGAGCATTAGCCATCCGTTCTCTGCTTAAAGCGAATCATGCGCACCATAACGCGGTCTTTAACTAATTTGCTCTTCCTACATAGGACGGAAAGAACAAAAACGTTTCTTCATGAATCCTAGCTAATGCTGGTATCGTGTTGGCATGGAAGACCAGCAGTCACAACTTCGTCATCACGCCGATCAAGCACGCGTGGCCAACGCCCGCATGGAATACCTCTTCAGCGGCCACGAAAAGGCCCTAGGAGAAGCGCTAGACCGTCGCGATAACGCCACCACCCCAGAGGAACTAAAGGCGGCTTGGGCGGCAATAGAGGAGCTTCATGCGGCCGAACTGGCTGACTTTGATCGCATCGCTCAATGGATGGGCGAATCACACGAAGCGATCATTGGCGAGCACCTTGAACGGCAGGGCTAGTTAAAACCGGCAAGGTTGGGCTGAAACAAAGCGCAGCGATCTGGCACAAAAGCAACCTTGAATGACCCGGTGTAGCCCTGCCGGTTCTTCAGCGCAGCAATCACCATGTCGGTGTCGTTTTCATCCGCGGAGTAATAGCCCGGTCGAGTCAGCCCCAGAACGACGTCGGCATCCTCTTCGATCCGCCCCGAGTCGCGCAGGTCAGCGAGCGATGGCATTTTTTCCTGACGCTCCTCAAGGGCTCGGTTGACCTGGCACAACAGCAGCACATCGATGCCGAGCTTGTTTGCCGTCGTCTTGATCTGCCGCGTGGCCTCGCCAAGCGCAGTGGCTCGGTTGCCATTGCCTACGTTCAGCAACCCAACGTGATCAATCACAAAAAGCCGGGTGTCCGGGTTGGTTCGAGCAAACAGCTTCATGCTGTTGCAGATCGCGCCAGGGGTGCAGTCAAAGTTGTCCACCACCTTGAAGTTGTCATCCAGCGCGGCAGCGGTTCCCTCTTGGCTCATGTAGCGCTCACGCAGGGTGCCGGTCATTGCGTGAGCCTGAATCATGGCGTAGGTGATCGGCAGCTCCCCAAGCCGGCCTTCGCGTTCGCACAACAAAAAATCCATTGCAGCAATCAGCCGGGTGCTGATCTCCGTGGCCTGCATCTCCATGCTCCACATCGCCACCTTCCCGCCAGTTAAAGCCACGCGCATGGCCAAATTGAGAGCAAGCGCTGTTTTGCCCATGCCGGGACGAGCCGCAACGATGATTAGCTTTCCAGGGTCTGGGGCGCCGGGGCCGGAAAAGCCACCACCCAAAATTTTGTCAATACCAAGCAAACCTGAGCTGATCTTGGCCGATGGCTTCAAGGGCTCCAGGAATTCACGCCAGTGCGCCAGGAAAGAATTCTTGTCAGGTGCGGTGCAGGTGGGAACAGCATCAACAGCCGCCATTGCGGCAGTGATGTAATCCCTCGCGTCAGCCGCTGTTGATGGCCGGGGCGGGAGGTTGTAAAGCTGATCGGCCTTAGCCAGCGCTTCTTGGACCCGTCGGCGCTTTTGCTTTTCCCACCAAATGGGGATCTCTTTCTCGATGAATTCGTCCAGGACGAAGTAAGACGTCGCGTTGCCGCAATTGGCATAAGCCGCCCGACTCCAGCCTGTCTCCCCAGAGAGCTCCTCCGCCCGATCTAGGACGGCTGTATCGGTAATCCGAGCATTGGGGTCATGGGCCAGGGTTGCCAGCTCAAACAACGCCAGGAACAGATAACGGTGATCGTCTTCCTGAAACCAGGTCTCGTCGACACAAGTCAGCAGCTGAGTTGTGTTCTGAAGGTTCCGCTTGCGGAGCATCATTTCGGCAGCGCCGCCAATGAAGCGCTGCTCATCTTTGAACGTGTCCCAATCGCTGGGACTCTCAATCGGGTCGAACATGTGTGGTGGTTGTATTAGACCAGCGGCTTCAGCGGTGGGCCTGGCCTTGGTCGATCATTGTTAGCTAGTCCCGGTCCTTTGGCAAGTCCAAGGTCTCGGGCGATGTCGCGAACGAGCTTGTTCTTGCCCGCATGACCAAGCGATAACCAGCCCGCTTGGGCTGCTTGCGCAAGGTATTCATCAGCGATGCGGGAATCAATCGCAATCATTTCTCGCAACGCTTTGGCGGATAGCTGGCGACTGCCCCAAGGATCGGTTCTGTGTTTTTTGTCATAGCGCTCTTCAAGCCAAGCCTTGATCTGTTCTTTCCTGCCAGCGAAGTCAGGCGGGATGCCATCGATCCAGCTGATCAGAGTCTGAGCTTTCTTTTCAGCAGGTGTCAGCCGTTTTGTTTTCGGCGCGGGTGTTTCCCCCCTCTGGGGGGTAAGGGGGGTTTTTCTTGTTAATGGGTTCTTGTTAATGGGTTCTTGTTTGTGTCCGGGATCCCGGAGGGGTGGTGTCCGGTTTTCCGGAGGGGTGGTGTCCGGGTTCCCGGAGGGGTGGGTGTCCGAAAATGCGGAGGGGTGGTCAACCCGGCAGCGGTAAACAGTGGTGAATCCAGGCCGTTCAACGGCATGAATCCAGCCCTCACCGATCAGCCATTTCATGATCTCGGTAAGGCGGTTGTGATCAATCCGGGCCTCTGCCGCAACCGTCTTGCGAGAACACCAACAACCCTCATCGCTGGCAAAGGCGTGGCGATAGACCACGTTGTAAACGGCCCAGTGGTCGTTTGACGGGGCATCGTCCATCAACTTCCAAGGGGTTATTGAAAATCCCGTCCTGCTAAAGCTGGCTCCCGGTTCGCGTTGATTACTCATGAATCAACCAGCCTCCTGCCAAAAGCAATAGGTCAAATCCTTTGCGAACGGTCGGGCTTGCGTTGTTGATGTCTTTGTGGGTGCAGCCGGGGGTTGATTTGATGAACTCAACGCAGGCCACAACTTCTGCACCCATAGCTGCGTAACGCTCAGGCGCCCAACTTGTGAGCATTCGAATCGTCTGCAGCCTCTCAGGCCGAGTGGATGTCATAATGACCTCAAGAACTTTTGTTTTCGACCCCGTTGGCCCTGGCAGGCTGCGGGGTCTTTTTCATGGTACGGGCTGGAACCGGGACTGGCTAGCCGCTGTTGGGAGTTTGCAGCGCTTGCATCACTGCCCGACGAACCCAGTGGGTCACGCTCATGAAGTCAGCTTCAGCACGTTGCTCAAGCTGCTCAAAGGCGTTCTTCTCAATGCGGATCTGGACGTGTCTCCATTCAGTTTTGGGTCGTGTCATTGGTCAGAGTTTTTTGAAGGTTTGAATCTCGGCAATGTCAGACAGCATCAGCCGTTCACGTTTGGCTTTGGTGTTTGTCATCGCCATCTGCGGGTTCTGTGCCTGCTGGATCTTTCGAGTGCTGTAGGCCACGTCATGGAGCACATAACCAGCAGCAACCCACCACTGACGAAGCAGGTCACAAGTCATGATCCGGCCGTGATCCCAGTCGCAAAAGTTTGGGGCCATTACTGACACCAACCCGCCCGGCTGTTGCGCTGCTGCAACGCTTGCCGCTACGGCTTGCATTGCTTCTGACCAGCCAGCTAAATCCATGTTGGCAATGTCGTCGGTGTCCTCCGAATAAGCCCCAACAACCTGCCCGAAATAAGGCACATCCATGAAGACATAATCCGGGTGATAGTCGGCAGGCAGTCCCTGCGTGGCGTCCAACTGCTCAATCTGATCTTTGTATCGACCACGGGGCAGCCGATCAAACATCCTCAGGTTGAACTCAACTTCACGGCCCCTGGCCCACCGTGCGCGGTCTTCATAAACCCGCATGGCCTGGCCGCTACCGGCCATCAGATCACAAACCTCACCACCATCTGGCGCGTAATACCAGAAGCAGTTGGCGTAGATCTCACCGGGGATGTAGCCGTGGGATTCGCCGGATTCATCGATGCGGTCGTAGTGAACCGAAGCAAAGTTCCAGTTATCAGACGGCTTGATCAGTGGGCTGTGTTCCCCTTTAGCTGTCTTTGGATTTGCAGCGCGAACGATGCCTTCGGTTGATAGGAACTTTGTCGGTTCTTTGTGTTTCTTGTCTCTGGCTTGAGACTTCCCGTCACTGACGCTTTTTTCAAACTTGGCGTCATCAATCTTGGCCAAAGCCCGGGCGGTCTTAGCCATGTGTTTAGTAATGCCCTGCTCCGCAAGCGTGAGTGGCTGATCTTCTGTTGATTTAGGCGGGGCGTTCAACTCCCCGCCTAAATTCGGGCGACCCTTTCCGGCATTGCCGGTGTTCTTTGGCATCTGCAGAAGCAGTTGCCCTAGCCGGCGTTCAGCCCTGATTCGCAGTTCGGTCGCCTCAAGTTTGATCTCAAGGCTGGCGTTTGCTTCCTTGGTCAGCGCCTCAATGGCCTTGCTTTTCTGCCGCAGGTAGGCGGCATCATCCACCCGTTGGCAGGCCTCGAGTGCGTGCTGAATGTCCAGCAGCACCGGCAGGATTTCGGCAGGAGGTTGGCTAACGGAGAGCGTCATTCTTCGTCCTCCATCACCGTGTCAACGGTCAGCTGGAACGGAGACCGCAGCATCTGGCTTTGAACCACAGCATTGCTGCCGAACAGATCCACCAAGGCCTGACCCGGCCCGAAGTAAGCAGTGCTAGCTAGTTGCTCCGGGGTGGCCTTCTCAAGAGCGCTGCGGGCCTGGCCTGCGTTGTTATGGCGAAGGATCAACCTGCTGTTCAGGTTGTTCAGGATTTCGCTCGGCACCTGTTCGGCCGATTGCACCGCAATGGTGAATGCAATGTTCAGACTCCGGCCTTTGCGGATCTGTTGGCTCATGCTGCCGCCGGCAGCCTCAGCGAAGCGCTTCGATCCGCCGAAGATGTCCTGCGCTTCATCAATGAAGTGATGCACGGGGAACTTGATCTCGCGATTGGCCCGCGCCCGGTAGACCCGCTTCAGCATGAAGTCGAGGAACAGGCCATATTCGCGGCCGGCCTCTGAACCGTTGATCTTGATGCAAAGCACCTTGCCTTTCTGGATCTTGTCCACGGGGTCAAACCACACCGGCTTGCGATAGCCGCTCTTGCGGCCCATCACACCACCAGTGGAGGGTTGATCCGACCGACTCCCGATGTTGATCCCATCAAGCCATGACGGCCGCCGATTACGTCGTGTCACCTTGCGCAACAGCGCCTGAAGCGTCCGCTGGTTTGGCGCATGACCAACCATCTGTTGGACATCTGCCGTTGATGCTGCGCCGCCCTGGTCATTGGTAAACCACCAATACCAATCATTCAATGTCCAAACGGCGTCTGGATCATCGTCACGCATTTGTTCGCGGAAGATCTCCAGTCCGTGTTCCATCTCCTCTCGCTGCTGCATCTCGCCGTCATTCCAAAAAATGGTGGCGGCCAGCATTGCGGGTGAAAAGCAACTGGCAGGAATGGTGATGGTGTGCCCGTTAGAGCCAGGCTGGCGACCCAGATACCAATACTCAACATCCATTGGCTGTTGATTCGGATCGTCATCAGACAGATCTGAATTCAGCTTTTCCATGTCTTGATAATCCGGCTTGTGGTCGTAAACCACGCAACCGAACCCCATGTTCACGGATGCCTTGATGATGTTGGCTCCGGCGTTTGACTTGCCGCTGCCGGTAGCCCCCGCCAAAAGGGAGTGATACACCAACCGCTTGCGGTCGTAATAAATTCCGATTTCAGTGCCAGGGATGGTGCCAACAATGGTCTCCGGGTTGGCATCAGGGAGGTTCATGTATTTGATGACCTCCTCTTCAGTCGCTGCCACCGCAATGGAATTGATCTGGGGACGGCGGGTCACGACCTCAGGCGTGCCGGTGGAAACGTCCCGCAGCAACCTCACGTCATAGAGGAAGCATTCAGACACCACCGCCTCGCGGCCATATTGGCCCTGCACAACAGCCTCAAGAGCTGTGATTGTGGTGTTGTCAAATTGCCCCAGTCCAGAGCGGTTGATGTTGCGCTGAGGGCCGGTGATCATGCCGAAATAGATTCGGCCGCTGTGCCTGTCCGTCACGATGACGAACTGGTTCATGCTGTAGTTAGCAGCATCAGTTGCGATGCACTGCACGCTGCCGAGATCGGAGCGTGAATCGTCGGGAAGTTGGAAAAGAGTCATCGGGAAATACGTTCATCAGAAAGCTGGGTGGCCATGTCTGAGTCCCTGGCCTGGAGCTGCGCCAACAGCAATTTCTTGATCTGCGCAGAGTTATTGCTGCTGCGGCAGTGCTGATCGACCACCTGGAGCAGGCGAGGGATTTCATGGTTGATCTGCGGTGATGCGTCATTGCGCAACAGAGCAATGGCGTAAGGCAGATCAGAAAGGGCGCACTCGAAGGCAAAAGCTTTGCCGTTGGGTCGATACACCCCACGGACAAAGTTGCTGGCGTTGCGTTCAAGCCAGCCGGCCATGATTTGAGCGCCACCGCCACCTCCTCGATTGAGGCGTTCGGTGAACGCATCGCGGATGGTGCTGAGCACATAGACCTCGCCTGGACGCAGCGCCAGGGCAGCCCACCGGCAGATTGACCATGAAGAATCAAGGCCTTTGATCACGCCGATGTATCGGCGGCTGTCGCGAAGCATTGGTTCCATCAGGTGATCGCGTGCCACCTGTTGGGTCATCAGGTTTTGAGTGAAGAATGGCCCATCAATCAGGCATGTCTTCACCTCACTTGGCATATCGGCCGCTACTTCCCGCTCAAAGTATTCGCGGATAGTGGTTGACCAAGAACCATCGCGAGCGGCCTCATCCATCTGCTCAGCAATTGACCAGAGATCGTTGCTGTCTTCATCCGTCAGATCAGCACCAGCCAAGTCACTGGTGGTTGATGTCAGATGCATCTCCGGATCACCACGGCGTTGTGATGTCACAGAACAGATGCCGCTCACCATCAACTGGGTTGAGGCAAACGACATTGGCGAAAGCCGGTCAGTGCCATCGACAGCACCGATGGCGCCATCTTTCAGTTCTTGCTGAATCTGCTCGTTGAATTCAGCGCCCAGGGTTTGGAAGTCGTGAAAACCTCCAATGTGTTCAGGGTCGGCGCTGCATTCCTCCATCAACTTGCGGAAACGTTCAATCAATGCCGTGCCTGATTTCTGATTGAGATCAAGCTCAGGGGCCAGATTGACCAGCTCCATTTCAGTGATGGAGCGCCTCGACTCCAACGCCGAGGCAAAAATTCCATCGATGTGTTCCATCAGCCGAAGCCTTTGGATTGACGGCGAACGGTCAGGTCAGCCTTGGTGACGTGGAACTCAATAAGGCGGACACCGCGGTAAACGCCATGGCAGGTGGCATCACCGTGATTAACCATGACTTGAATAGGTTTTTGCTCTTGGAGTGCTTGCTTGGGTGTCGTGATCACGCGGACCCATCCACCTGTGAGCAGGTCTTCCATGCCGGTCTCGTAGCGCTCCAACATGCGCTTGCTGTTGGTGTTGCGCTCGTAATAGATGGAGCAACCGGTTAGGTCTGCATGGCCTTCTGCGTAGGCCTGATCGACCATGACGCGACCGATGGCATCAGGATCGGCAGCGGCTTGCTGCATGGTGTCACCGCTCATGACCATTGAGGTCATGGGGTCACCGTTGCTTGAAGCAACGAAAATGTTTGACATGATTGGGCCAGGCGTTGCCTGGGGCGAGTAGGTCACTGGCAATGCCAGGGGCGGGAGAGGGGTCGCATCCCTCCCGTTCCGCTTGCTTAGAGCATACCACGCTTGACTAGAGCTGGCAACGTTGTGCCAAAAAACGGGCTAGCTAACCTTGGGTCATGACTCTCACTGGCCTCACACCAGAGCAGCTGATCATGGCCCACCTCACTGTTGAGGAGTTCAAATGAAGATCATCCCCAGCACCAATGGCGCCTATGGGGTTGATGATCAGGGCAGCATCTGGCGCCTGACGCCATCCACCATTTCAAGGGAGCCACGGCTTCTAAAGCCGATACAGGGGAAAGACGGTTATTTGCGCGTGAGCCTTTGCATCAACAACAAGGTTCAATGCAAGACAGCTCACAGCCTGGTGGCTGAAGCTCACCACGGGCCACGGCCAGAAGGGCTGGACGTGTGCCACCTAAACCACAAGCGCGACGACAACAGACCCGAAAACCTGGCCTACGGAACGCGGGAAGAAAACTGCCAGATGTCATCGGCAAATTACGGACACTGGCGAAAAGGGAAGAAGCCAGCGGGAGCAAAGCTTGCTGATCATCAGTTCCAAGAAATTATTAACCGTTATGCCATGGGCGCCTATCAGGCTGACATCGCCAAGGAATACGGCATTGCGCAGTGTCGCGTCTCGCAGATCATTAGAGGAGTCGGGCTGGCCACGGCTAGCTAATGACTCTCGCTGGCCTTAACCCCTCTGAAATCATCATGGCTCATCTGACCGTTGACGAGTTCCGCGCATTTTTCAAGTGGTACAAAGGCGCGCCATCTGACCCGCAGCAAGACGAAGCCATCGAGATGCTCTACCGGGTAATGCCGGTGTCCTTGCTGGAGCAGGACAAAACCGACAACTGGATTGCCAAGTACCGAGAGACCCCACCACCGCCCCCAAAATCTGAAGGCCCGATTACTCCTGCATTAATGCATAAGTATTCAGGCCACTCCGCTAGCAGCTTTGATCAAGCGTTCTGTGATGACTTCAACGACCTGCTAGCTCAGACGGGCTTTGCCACAGATCTCACCGCCTTCCGAATGCTGATCGCGCAGATGGCGCATGAATCAGCTAATTGGAAGTACATGAAAGAAATAGACCCTGGGTACTACCTGGAAGGCCGCACCGACCTTGGAAATACGCAGCCGGGTGATGGGCCCAAGTTTCGCGGCTGTGGTCCCATCCAGACAACTGGACGTAACCACCACCAGCGGGCAAGCGATTTAATCAACTCTGTCTACGGGATTGATGATCCAAAGATCATGAGTGTTGGGACTGATTATTCAGCCGACATTTATGCGTTCCGCATGGCTCACGCTTGGTTGGTGGATAACGACTATTTCAACCTGTGCAAAGGCGGGGATGTCTACGCTTGCACCCGTCGCTTGAACGGTGGGACGAACGGCCTTGCTGATCGTCAGCAGTGGTACGACAAAGCCTGTCGCGTGATCACTCAAGCGGACTTGAGCTGATGTGCGGTCTCATCAAGATGATTGTCTACCGCCAGGGCGTTTCAGACACTCTCCACGTCACCAGAGAAGAGCTCCCCAAAGTCCGCAACCGCCTTGCCCGTGAGGGCTGGGTGATCGTCCACTCTGAAGTCCTGTGACCTAGCCAGGCTTCTTAGGGGGCTTGGCCACCATCGGCCCCGGCTTTACATCTGGCGGCTTCTGCTGCTTCTTCTGCACCATCTGCACCGCCCCTGCCCCGGCAATCAATCCCAGCACTGCCGCCATGGTCTTCTCGCTGTAATTGTCAAACCGCGCTCCAATGTTTGGACAGATATTAATTGGATCATTGCTGCGGCTACAGGTAAACAACCCGAAGCCAAAGAACAACGCATTAACCGCTAGCACTGCACCCAGCAGGTAAAACAGAAAACGCTCGCGGTTAAATGGTTTCATCAATCAATCGTGTTTAATAATGAAGTGCACGGCAACAGTTTTGGGTCTAGTTACTTCATCCCAGCCACTATCAATGGAAACTTGACCTTTACGTATGCCAGCAAAGTCTGAACTGCCAGCTTTGTTAGCAGTTTTATTTTCGCCGTTATTAAAGCTGCTGCTTGAGCGAGGAGAGCCACCGCTTGGTTTTGCTGTTTGTTGCGGAAGCTTGATGCCTACATCACCATTAAGGTGGTCGCCAATCTGTCCTGGATAATGTCCTCGCCAATCTGGTAGATTGCCTGATACATATCCATCTGATTGTTGCAGGTAAGCGTGAAGTAATGGATAAGCATTGATATCAAAACTACCGCCCTTTAGCTTAAGCCAACCAGAAGGTGCAATAGAATTAATCCACATCATGATTGAGCCAACCGGGACACCTCCAGTGGGTGCCGGAATAGCTGCAACGGCCTCGTCTACATACTGTTCAGTTGCCAAACCATCCACGCTGGCAGCAACTTTGCTGTCAACGTAACCCTTATTTGCGCCCCACTCATCAGCACCATCAGTGCAGTCCTGAACGTGAAACAGCTTCATGTTCTTGTTTTCGATCTCGATATAGTTCCTATTCACCCCATCCGAGTCAGGCTGCTGGATCTTCCACTTGGCCGAATTAAGGCTCTGAGTGCCTGATGTTTTTACAACTTTCTCGTCGATGTATTGCTTGGTAATTATGTCGTTGGCATCGCTTGCCATGAACGCATGGCTGGTGTCATGACCCGCTTTTACCTTGCCGTTGCCAGTGACTCGAAAAGCAACCTGTTTGCCGTCCTCTAGGTGTGGCGCCTCAACAGAAAAGATGTACCCACTAGTTGTTGCATCTGGCCTTGTCATCTTGAGATGACCGGTCATCGTGTCACCAGTTTTCTTGACTCTCTTGTCGACTTCTACTTGAAGCAAGGCGTCTTGCCCGTCAACGTATTCCTTGCTGACGCCTTCTTCGTTCTGCGGGTAGATGTAAACCTCCTCGTTTTCGCCTTTGGCAAAGTTGTTGTCACCGCTGATGTAATCAACAATCAACGCCTGAGAATCGCCGCCATCAACGATGCGATAGCGCGTTACTTGACCTACATCGCGGACTACCTCAACAAATTCAATGATGTCGCCCGTGTTGGCCGGTCGTGTCGGCTGACCGTTGATGTCAAACGGAGCAAAGCTAATGGCCTGCACATCCGCTGCATTAGGGCTGCTGACATAAAGCTCGCCATTGCGGATAGCCGCGCCAATGTGCGTCTCTGTGACCGCGTAACGGGCAACGCTGCCCTTGGTAACGCTTAGCTCTTCCAGGGAAAGTTCAATCTGCCGCTGCTTAATCTCACCAGCGGCCACACGACCCACCAAGTCATCCTGAATAATCAACGCATCGTTGATTTGAGCCTCAATGCCATCAAGGCTTACAGGCGGGGATGCTGGGACCCACTCAGTGCCTGTGTACAGATACAGCGTTAGCTCATCGGCCTTGGTGTCAAACCACAGGTCGCCTTCCTTGGGGTTCTCTGGCGGGTCTTCACCTAAATCAACAATGAAATCCTCGGTGCTGCGGAATGCCTTGACGACCCACTTGGTGCCATCCCAGCGGTAGATGATCCCGTTGGGTGCGGTGAAGTCTGCTTTGTCTTCGGGGAAAATGAAAGCCATGGTTAGAAAAGCCCAGAAATAGTGAACCTATAAAAATCAGCATTGCCGATGTCTCCGTTATTCCATTTACGTGAATCGTCTAAAACAGTAGTAATTTCTATATAATCAGAATATAGTCTTACTCGTTCAATCTCAGCAGTACCTTTCCACTTCCAGTCTGGACCATTGGATCGATAATACCAACAACTAATAGTCATAGCTGCTTGTTTTGTATCACTTTTGTAGTAATACATTGTCAACCCATTTGCACTTTGAAATGGTACTGGTCCATTGCTAGCAGTTAGAGATAACTGAATAGTCCTAGCCTTTATAGTAGTTCCATATATAAATGCTTGCCCCTCGCTAGGTACACCTTGTGCGCCAGTTTGATTGGTATAACATTTATATTCATACCTAGCGGGTGCTACTACAGCTTTTGCTACAGCTGTTTGAATTGCTTCATCAACAAACTTTTTAGGTGTTAGGTGTCTATCGTGAGTAGGCACCCATCCATCGCGAGACCAGAGTTCGCCATTATCTTGAACAAGGAAGTTGTTTGCACTACTGGCTCCAGAATAAATTTGAAATACGTATTGAGAGGGATTACTTATACTTGTTGGTTTTATATACAGCAGTGGCTCTGTTCGACTTTTTAAATCACCCTCCATAGAGAGTTTTCCAGTTATCGTGTCGCCAGCTCTGCGAACGTAATCCTCAGGGTTGGCCGCTTCGGCCATCTTGAAGATTTTGATGACCGCTTTGCCGTTGGGGCGACCCGTTGAGTGCACCGGCTGAACCTTAAAACCGCAGCGGGTGGGAGAGGGGGATTTCCCTTCAATGATGTAAAGGCCGTGACCACTGCCATCAAGGTTGATGGCTTCGATGTACATCCCCGGAACAACATCACCGAAGTCATGACCACGACCTTCCTGGTCAGATCTGGCTAAGGAGAGCCACTCGACTTCGTGCCAAGACACATTGGTGTCTGCCTCGCCAATCTTGTTCAGGCAATCTTCGTTTTCACGGTTGCATTGGCTTGCAGCGGTTGTATCGCCAGCAGCATTCAGCAGACACTCGCCAAGCTGTTGTTTGCAATAGTCATCGCTGACCACCACGTAGGCGTGATACTCACCGGGCTTCGGGTTGCTTTCAGATTCAGGCTCTGAGTTGTAGAGCCACTCACCGCGTTCAATGGTCGGCCTGAGGTCATCGACCTCGCCTTCCAGCTCGGCAATTTTCTCGTCTTGGTGTTCCTGGTCTTCTCGAACATCAAGGACCGCTTCATCAATATCACGCTTGTTCATCGCGATATTGGCGTTGACCTTCATCAACTCAGCGTCAACGTTGGCAATACTGGCCTCAATGCCGTCCAAGCTGACCGGTGGAGCCGCTGCTGCCCATTCGCTCACCTCATCGACGTAGATGTAAAGCGTTAGCTCTTCGCCTTTGGTGCAATACCAAAGCTGACCAATTAATGGATCAGCCGGGGGGTCATCACCAACCCACAGATCAACCTTTTCAAGAGTGTCATAAAGCCATTTGTTGTAGTCCTCCTGAGTCGTCAGGCCGTCAGGTACAGGCGGCAAGGTACGGGCACCGCCTAACCGTGTCGGGTTAGCTAGCAGTAGCTCGCTTGTCGTTGTAGCGCCGCCACCCTCGCGAGTCGTCCCGCTGACAACCCATTTGCCACGGTTACCATCCCAGCTGTAGAAAACGCCGCGTTGCTCGTTCTCAACGGTGTGACCGTTATCTAGGTCTGCTGTGTCTGGAAAGTTAAATGCCATGATCAGCCCTCAAGCTTGGAAAGACGCGCAGCCAACTCATCTAGCTGCTGAGTAACAAACGACAGAGATGCAAGCTTTGACGGGTCAAATGAAGACAGCACGTCAATCTTGTACTCCTGTTGATCAATTGGTTTTCCTTTGCTGCTTTGCAGCTTCACTTGGTAAATCCCAGAGGTTTCAACCCCTGTAATTTGAAACGTGGCTTGCGAGTCATAACCACTATTGAGCCTGATCACGTCATCTACGGCCACCCCATCCATTTTGTGAGCCCTACCTGAAAGGTCAGTCAGATCAAACCCAATCACCCCAACGTCTTCCCATTTAGTGGCTCCGCCAGCAAACCCTTGCTGATAAATCATCATCTCGCCTTGGCTGGCTTGCCCCTCAAGCAGCAGCCTCCAGCTACCAGTCCCGTTTGATTTTTCAAGTTCTCTTACCCTGTCCTTCAAGCCGTTGATCTCATCAAGCAAAGCCACATCGGCTTCGTCTACATAGCTTTTGCTGACGTCGGGCAAAGGGTTTGACTCAAGAGATGCAATCCTTTTCTCACCCGCCTGCAGCCTTTGCTGGATCCCTGCTGTCACTTCAGTCAATGGCTGAAGCTTCACTACGTCTGCTTTTAACGCATGAAAATCAGGAGACTGACTAAGAGGGATTGAGCACGGCACCCATTGACTGCTGTCCCCGTCGTTGTAATAAAGCAGCAGCTCCAGGTCCGTGGAATCAAACCAGAGCGACAGATTGGGGATTGGATCAGCTGGCGCCGTGTCCTGAACCTTGACCCTTAGCGCTTCATCACCACTGATCCGGTGGGCGATCTCGTTATTCAGGATCGTCTCGTTGACGTCAACCCTTGTGTCCAGGGACGCCAGATCAAGAATGGATGGCGCACAAACTTCCCATTTGCCGTTGTTCTGGATGTATAGCTGCTGAGTGCTTGGCTTGTACCAAATCGAGCCTGACGGAAATTCGTCAATTGGAGCTGGCTCGTTCTCGCTAATAACGTTTGGAGTTCCGCTGCCACCACCGCTTGAGCCTTCAATGACCCATGCAGAGAATTCATCCCTGTAGGTGTAGGTAACACCGCTAGCCGGGTTCCGTGCTGTTGCGCCCTCTATGGCGGGTGTGGGGAAGTAAAAAGGCATGCTTTAGCTAGTGACGGTGAACTTAACGGGCGCATCGATAACGGCCGGTTCAAGGTCTCCTACAGCTGTCCCAAGGGTAACGAGAGCTGCCTGATACTCCTGATTGATCTTGAGGCAGGTTGCAAGCGCTGTTTCTAAATCATCGACTCGTTGCTCAAGGCTCGAAAGGTCTACTGAAGGCGGCGGGGTGTATGGCACCCAAGCGCCTCCAACAAGTTGCAGCAGATCTCCATCAGCCGCACCGGTTGTGTCAACGTCATTTAGAGCGCTAATGCTTGAGCCACTGATGTCCGCTGGCGGTGCTGCGCTATTGACCCATTGACCACCGGCATAAGACAAGACGTTGCCGTCTTTAAGGTCATTCAGATCAACGTCATTTAGATCAGCAAGGTCACTGGCTCCTCCTGACGGCAAGCCAGTTAAGCCAGATCCATCACCAACAAAAGCAGTTGCCGTGAGTGTGCCTATGAACTCAGCATCACCCGTGTGATCTTCAGTCAGGAACCCGCTGTCATTTGTAAGGTCGCTGGTCTTCTCAGGGATGCTCGGCTGATCTGCCAGGTCATTGAATGAACCAGACGTTGCTACGTCCGCCAGGTCGTCAATTGCTTGCGTATTGGCGGCAATTAAGACGTTCAGCGCATTGTCGGCTGAATCGACGTAATCGGTCAGTGCATAAACGTCCAGATCAGGCTTGTTCGTTAGATCGTCATAGTCACCAGAGAATCCACCACCACCACCGCCAGTTGGTAAACCAGTCAGCCCTGAACCATCACCGACAAACTTGGTAGCCGTAACGATGCCGTTAAAGCTGGCATCCGTAGAGCCATCAAGAAAACCTGAATCATTGGTCAGCTCGCTAAGAGCTGACGGAATATCCGGTTGATTACTTAAGTCGTCGTAAGACCCTGAAGCGGCAACATCAGCCAGGTCGTCTGTTTTTGCATAAACGTCTAGATCTGGGGTGTTAGTCAGATCGTTGTAATCACCAGAGAAACCACTGCCGCTGGAGCTAAGCGCTGCAATGTCTGTTTCGTTCTGGTCAATGCGAGCCTCCAACGCCTGATCAGCGTCGATGCGCGCTGTCTCCTCATTGGCAATCAGGCCGCGAAGCTCTCTGTCGTCATAGGCACCGCCACCAGCATCAGGCGAATCCTGCGTGCCACCAAAGGCAATGCTGACTGGAACCCACTGCTGGGAATCAACTTTGTCGTCATACCAGACCCGCACTTCCATGCGGGTTGTATCCATCCAAAATGAACCGATCTTTGGATCTGCTGGCGCCGTGTCAGAAAACACAATGGAAGCATTACCAGTTTCAAGCGCATCAATCTGAGCTTGCAGGTCAGCATCTCCTTGGATCCTGAATGCCTTTTCTTGCTCAATCAGTTCTGATAAAGCATCATCACCATCTATACGGTCATTGACCTCATCGTCGATTTGTTCTTGCAATGGATCAAGATCGACCGATTCAATAGGCTCCCAGCTGGAAACCCCCATCGTTGTCTTGCGCCCATAAACGACGTTGTCGTCGTCAGGTTCGGGGATGCCTGCTGTTGACAGGTCAAGCTCAAGCCAGCCTTCGTCCTGCCTGACGTAAGGCTTTCCGTTGGCTTCTGCCTCAGTAATGAAACCTTGGTTGATGACCCATTCCTCAGTTGCGTAGCCATCAAAGTTCGGCGGCTCAGGCGGCTCAGGAAGATCGTCAATCGTCAGATAGTTTTGATCAAGAACCCACTCCTCAGTTGCGTAGCCATACAGCTCCGGTGGGACAGCGTCTGGATCGTCGGCATAAGCAATGCGAACGACTTCACCGTCGGCGTCCTTCGTCCATAGCGCAACTTGTGAGTGCGCGTACTGCAAACCCAGCTGCCCATACTCCAAGTCTTCAGGCGACGGTTTAACGTTCGGCCTGAGGGTGTTCTTGTGCAGGAGATGGACCGACATGGCTTAAGGCTTTGGCATTGCGGGGCAGGATCTGGCTGGCGTTTTTTCCAGCCCTAGCTAGCGTGACTCAAGCAAGCTTGTTCATGCCCCCAGCCTACCGACAGCACTGATGGCAACTGGCTTGCAAGCAAGGCTATCCACCACACCACACCATGACGGTCAAAACCCAAAAGCTCATTTTTGACAAGGAACAGCAGCGCAAAGACAACAGCAGGAAATCAGGCAAGACGTCTCGCGAACACAAGCGAAATCAAAGCAAATCTTCCGCTAGCCATAGCTGGTATGAAATTCAACGGCTAGCTAGCGTGGATTAGTGATAGCAATTTCCATGAATTCAATCCCAGCCTTTGAAGCAAAAGTGAATCACCTTGAGTTCAGGATTGCAAAGCTGAAGGCAAAGCCTGAGAAGATTGCCAGAACACGGCGCATCGAGCGCTTTGAAGAACGCTTAGAGACGCTGATGAACAACGCGCCACAGGACACGTTCGAGATCACCTACAAGGCGCCCACTGCAGAGCGCAGCTTTTACCGGTTTGAAGTTGACGTCCTTGATTCGCCTTATGACGACACGTTCACTGGTGGTGATGATCTGCTGTTGCGTGTGCGAGCCACTAAGCCGTTTAGTGGGCGCACTGTCACCAGCACATTGGCCAATGGCGATTACTGGACCGGCAACGACGAACAGACCCTGACGTTGGGTGGGTCTATGTACGACTTCACCGGCTATGAAACGGTAACGGCGACGCTGGCCATCGATACCCGGGATTGGTCAACAGTCAACAGCAACATGGGTGATGTGCTGGCAGTTCAAACATTTGAACCGGTAGTCACGATCTAAAGGCAGACATGAAAAAGCCCCGGCATGAACCGGGGCATTTTTTTAACTTTCCCAAGCCTCGTTGATGTCCTTTGTTGACGGGTCATCTCCCTTGTAAGTGCCATCGGCATTACGTGCCCGCTTGCGCGGGCTTATTTCTTTTTTGTCGTTGATGCTGCCACAGAAGCACCTTCAGGTCCCAACTTAGCTTCAAGCACTTCAATGCGTTCCAGAGCCTCTTGAAGTGCTTTGGTAAGCAAAGGAATCAGCTTGGTCTGGTCGACGCCTTGGTAGACAGGGCGGGTGCCTGTAGCAGTCCAGGTGCGGGTGCGGACAACTTGAGTGGTGACACCGTCGGTTTCTACATCTTCGGTGTAGGTCAGCTCATTGGGTTCGGTGACTTCAGTTTCAAGGACGGTGCCGTCGTAATCAGCAAGAGTGCCGATTGCTTCGGTTGCATTTTCTTCGCCGTGAACTGCTGAACTATCAACCAATGCGACATTAGGTGCTAGGAATCCTTCTTGTCCTGGGTTGAGTTGTTTTACAAGAGCAGTTGCATCAGAGTAAGGAGTCAGTGTAACTACACGAGCATCAGCCAGTCTTGTGGCTGACAAATTTGTTGCAGTTATACCAGTATTTGTAATAGTAAATACTGATTTATTGACTAGGTTTCCTGAAGGATTACCAGAATTTAGTCCGTTAATAATTAAGACTGGTCCATTTTCAAACTTACTAATCTGGATACCGGTCTTTCCATTTTGCACCTTTTGGAGGACAGCGCCAGAACGGCTGAGGATTATGCCATTCTTACTGTTATTGTCTAATGCTTCCGAAACTGTTCTAGGATTAGGCGCAAGTTCAATTTTTCCATAAAAATAATTCGGCGCGTCGCCTGCGGCGTAGAAGTTGTAGTTAGTATTTACGCCTTCACCTAAATTAGAATAAAAACCATATGATGTTGTGCCAAAATCAGTGTTGGAGTCTGTGGCTGAAAAACCTCTGTAAACAGTAACAGTTCCTGTATTAGTAGTGGGAGCAGAACGGAACCCAGAAAGATTGGTTATAGTTGCTGTATTACTAGGTCCAGCATTAAAATAATCTGATGTATTGGTGTCCGTATCTTTAGTCTCATTAGAAACAACGCCAAATTGGTTACTAATTTTCAGCAGAGGAGTTGAATCAACAGCTAGCGTTAAGTTGTTTCCTTGTTTTGCTATACCATCAACAACGCTACCAGCACCACCACCAGTTACCTTGACGCCACCGCCAAACTCACCACGTCCGTTAAACGTTGTCGTGCCAGTTGAAACAACAGTTTGATCGCCAACGTTTGCGTTCTTGATCAGATACTTTGCGTCATACGTACCAACAGCGTTGGTATCTGTCATGTACAGAATATCGTTCCAGTTGCTGGTGCCGTCACCAAGCTTGGAACGGTTGGTATCCAGCTCAACGCCCATCTCACCTTCAGCGAGAACGGGGTTAGTTGTTCTCCAGTTAGAGGAAGAATCGCGGCGCAGTTGAATCTTGGAAGCCATTGGAATGCCCTAAGGGTGAAAAGGAAAACGGAAAGGTTGTCAGTTAAACGATCACGCCAGCAGCATTGCCGCCGTCAATGTTCGGTGGTGCGCTACCGAAGTTGCTAACGGCTGAACCGCCGTCAATTGGCATATAGTTTCCGTCTGCAAGCTGAACAACCTGACCGTCAGCGTTCTTGATGTACGCGATGACGTCTCTGGTGTTGATAGCAATTTCACCAGGCTTCAAAGAGCCTGCGTCGGGAACTCTGCCCGCTTGTGAAGAATGCTTTAGTTGGATGTCGACAGACACTAGATAAGCCTCCCGGCCAGAAGAGCAGGCGCATACCGCGCTGACCCTAGACTAGCTAGTCCTAGAAAGTGCCACCGTCCAGCGCACCGTCCAACAGAGCAGCATCGACGTTATTGACTAGCAGGCCAGCGTCAACTGAAAACGCCAGCAATCTTCCGTCAATATCGCCATCAAGCAAAGTTGCATCAATGGTTCCCGTCAGCAGGCTTCCGTCAATCGTGCCATCCAGCAGCGATGTATCGACAGAACCTGTCAGAAGCGCTGCGTCGACAGAGCCAACCAGCAACGTCCCATCAACTTCATTGATCAGCAGTCGTCCATCAATTGACCCCGTGATCTGGCTTCCATCGATTGTGCCGGAGATGTTGCCGCCATTGATTTCGCTTCCTTCGATATAGAACGACTGCCAAGTGCTGCCGGTGTAAACCTCCAGTTTGTTGCTAGTCCCGTTCCAGATGAAACGGCCTGGTTCTAGGTCTTGGAGAGCATTACGGGCAGCATTGGTATGCGTTTGGGCTTGGACTCGTTGGGCGCGGGTGATAGACATTAGAAAGTTCCCCCATTCAAGGTGTCAGTAGGGCCCCAAGTGCCCAGAGCATTGTTCCAAACAAGAATTTCATTAGCTGCTGTGCCTGGTGGCAGGTTTGTTCCACCACCACCACCACCACCGCCAGCGGCGTTTACCGTCTGTTGGTTCATCAGGAAGTATGGCGACCCTTCCGGTGGCGGTGTCGCGAAGTTAATGTCTCGCGTCCCGCTGTTGACCTGAAAGTCAACGCCGGGTTCCATGATCACGCCGCCAACGCTCAACAGAACGTTGTTCTGATCAAGGATGTCCATCGACAACGTGAACGCTGTTGTCGTGCCATCAAAGGCAGGACTCATCGTGACGCGGTCTGCTGTTGTCGTGCGATTGGTCCATTGCCCTGTAGTGGGGTCATAAACCAACGTGTCCCCTGCCCTTGGCTGGTTGATGTCAACATCCAACAAGTCGTTAAGGCGAATCAGGCCGCCGCCGTTCCCGTCGCCATTAAGGGTGTCGATGCGGACCCAACCCTCAGTTGCATTGATGCATAAACACCAATCACCAGCATCAAAGGTGACGTTTGGAACTACGGCGATGTTTTCGCCTGGCTCTGAAACGACGACATAAAGACCACCAAGGCTGTCAGTAGCAGCAGGGAGCGCAGTGCCGACCGAAAGCCCTGCTGTGCGACCTGCATCCGTTACAGCAACGATCAGGCTTGAGTCTGCATCAATCGTCCCACCGAACCGCAAGTTTTCTTGAGACAAGCGACCGAAGCCAACAGAAGCCCAAACGTTTCCATCAAACATTCGGAGCTGAGCTGTAGATGGCTGGTACCACAAGCAGCCAATGTGAAGATCAACGGTGAATGCAGGCTGCGCTTCCTGGATGAAGCCAATGCTG